AATAAATTGTTTATGTCCTTTGGGACCTTTTCCTTTGTGGATTTTAAGAATGAAAATGTAACAGGGATGAAGTTACCCATCAAATGTTGGATACATACCCATCCCTTTGGTTCTGCTTATTTCAGTGGAACCGATATGAGAACAATCAATACTTGGAAGAGTGTTATGCTTAGTGCTATTGTTTTGGGAGATAATGAACATCAAACTTGGATGAACTCTAAACCCAATGAGGCAATTCATTATACCTATGCTAGAAGAAGAAGAGTAGAATTAAACAAAGGTGAAGAGGAATGACCGAGGAATACATTGGAGAAATACATACAGACCCTACTGTATTAGATGAATTAGCATATACTTGTTTTTGGTTTGAATCTTCTACTTTAGAAAAGGAACTATATCGTGAAGGCATACCAATAACAAAGAGAATACTAACCGATATGTTAGCGAGAGTCCAAGATAGAATACACATGTGGTTAAATTTTGGCGATAAGATAACTCAACTTGTTGAGTTGGAAAAGAAAGGAAGTGAAGAGGAATGAAATTAGAAGCAATAGGAGAATTTGTAGTATTGAAAGAATCAGAATCAAAGTTGGGTTCATTCGTTATGAGTGAAACTCACAAAGGAGAAGTTGTCTCCGTTGGTCCTGATGTTGAAGGAATAGATGTAGGTGATGAGATTTATTTTCAGCCTAACAAGATTATCAAGTTGGGTGAATTTTTTGCAGTTCACAAACATGTAATTTGTAGTAAGGTGATTGAATGAGTGATAAAGTTACAATTGAAATCACTCCTAAACAATGGGAGCATATTCAAGAATTGATGGTGTTCCATAATATTACACAAGAAGAGGCAATCACTTATTTGTTGGTAGTTGGAATGAGAGAAGTAGATTTTAGGGAGGAAAACGTATGATAGTAATAGGAGATGAAGCGAGAGATAAGATGCTAAATGGAATTAACTTGGTGGCTGATGCCGTCAAACCTACCCTTGGCCCAATGGCTAAGACGGTAGTTTTGAAGGAACATGGTAGACCTATCATCGTTAATGATGGTGTGACTGTTGCTAAGGCAGTAAGCCATGAAGATGAATTTGTAGATATGGGCGCTAAATTACTAATAGAAGTTGCAACACAAGCACAAAGTTTAGCAGGTGATGGGACGACCACTGCCTGTGTTTTGGCCCAAGCCTTTTGTGAAAAAGGAATGGAACTTATCAAAAAGGGAAACAACCCTGTTCATGTATCGAATAATTTGAAGAAGATAACTGATGAAATATCCACGGAACTTCTGGAAATGGCAAAACCAATTTCAGATTCTAATGATATAGTGAATGTTGCCACAATTGCGGCTAACAATGATAAAGAAATTGGAACTTTAATTGCTAAAGCAATAGAAACAGTAGGTAATAGTGGAGTAGTTACTGTATCTGAATCTCAAGATATGAATACAACATTAGAAGTTGTTAATGGTTTAGAGATTGAAAGAGGATATAGACATCATCACTTTACTACTGATAAAGATAAGAATCAAACAGTGATGGAGAACCCATTGGTTCTAGTATCTAATTTACAGATAGTTAGATTTCAAGAAATGGTTCCTTTATTGGAAAAGGTCGCTGAAACTAAAAGACCACTAGTATTGATTTCTAGATTGTTAGAAGAACATGCTATGGCTAATCTAATCGTGAATGTAATGAATGGTATTGTGAAGGTATGTCCCGTTGAATCGCCTGATTATGGACATATCTCTGATGCTCTTTTAGAAGATATTGCAATCGTTACTGGTGGTAAGTTTGTTGACTATCACGCTAACCATAAGTTAGAGGATGTAGAGATTGAAGATTTAGGAACTGCCGATAAAATTACCATTAGGGAAAATAAGACCATCATTGTTAATGGTGGTGGAGAAAAGGAAGCCGTGGAAGCAAGAGCGAAGATGATTGAAGGCCATTTTGATTTAGCGGATAATGATTTTCAGTTAGACAAGATGAAAACTAGAGTTGCTAAACTACTAGGTGGCGTTGCAGTATTGAAGATTGGTGCTTCATCAGAAGTAGAGATGAGAGATACTATGGAAAGAGTAGATGATGCCTTGAACGCTACTAGAGCCGCTATGGAATTAGGAGTAATTGAAGGCGGAGGATACACGCTTGCTATTAATAAAACGGCTTTACATAGTTATTGGGAATCCTGTTTTCAAGAACCTTATTATCAAATTTTGAAAAATGCAGGGATTGAAAGACCAAAGAAGATTATACCGCTTAACGCAAGAACAAACAAGAAATGTGACTTCTACAAAGAAGGAATCATTGACCCAGTTAAGGTTACACTATCTTCATTGAATAGTGCATCCTCGGTTGCCGCTTTGGTCCTTACCTCTGAAGTTTTAGTGGGGGTGGAAGACGATGTTATGTCGAAACAAGGGATGCTTTAATCTCTCTCACAGAGGGTTTAGAAAGTGCCTAGCATGTCTCAAGGGATTTACTCCCGATAAAAGAGGTGAAGAGGAATGAATAAGAAAACAAAAATGGAGGAACACATTGAGTGGATTCTAGCAATAACAAATTGCGTTGAAAAAATGGGGATGATTAAATGAAGAATGAAAAATTACTGTATCCTACATTAGCGATACAATTAGTAAATGAACAAGGCATACCATATGAAATGCCTGATGACTGGTTAGAAACTGTAATGTCCATAGGAGCGTTAATTCACGCTAAATATCAACTAGGAATAGACATAGTTTACGGCATGGCATCGAAAGAAGGTATGAATATAATTAATGAAGAGGTGGAAAATAATGAGTGAAGAAAAGAAAGAAGAAGAAAAGAAAGAAGTCAAAATCAAAGTAATGTTAGAAAAGGGAGAAGAAGACGTTTCTAAACTAAAGAAATGTGTAGAACTAATTCTTAGTGATAAGGGCAAACTTGCCTTGGGTCAAGCCTTGACTAACACTATTCAATCAATGGAAAACAGAATGCCTGAGATGTGGAGAGAGTATGATAAGTCGTTGAAAGATATGAAATATCTGCTGAGAAACATGGAGATTGAAAAGTCATTTCGTGTGGCTGACTCTATCAATAAAGACACCAAGTATTATGTTAAGAAGAATGGAGAAGTTATTGCAGAATACGATGATACGATTCACAATAGTATCGTAGCAGTAGAAGTAGCAAAGAATATGCATTCAGTGGATTCTAACAACTATTACTCAGCAAGTGTAGAAGTTACCTTTAGTCCTGTATTGATTGAAGGTGGCAGTAAAGAGCCACAAGAAATTGGTCTATGGTCATCTGATTCAGTAATGACCGATGATGAGTTTGACTTTTGAGGTGAACAAATGAATGAAAAGGAAATAATTGAGAATATGTCCGAAGAGATTCTTAGGTTAAAAAAAGAATTGAGGAAGTATAAATGGACTAAAGACGAACCTTGCTCAAAAGCGATGAGCCATATTACAATGCACTTTTATTGGGATGAGGGGAACGAGTATCGGCCTCCCCAACCAAGGGTTTTCTATGACCCCATAGATGGGGTAGGAACAGATATACCTGTATTCAAATTAATAGAATACTTCCATGCTCAAGGGAGAGAATTAAATGACGGATGATGAATTGTTAGGTCGTATCCCTAGAGATGCTAAGAATGAATTCAAGGTAACTAGAGGTAGATACTGGAATACCGACTATGTGGATATTAGATTACATACGAATGGTAATCATACAAAGAAAGGTATTCGACTTAACTTAGATGAACTGCTGGTTCTAAAACAGATATTAGAAAAAATAAAATTAGGAGATGAAAAAGATGGTATGGATATACAATGAAGAAGAATATAACGAATGGACTAAGGTTCATGCGAATTGGATGAGAGAGAATTTGCCTATTCAAATGGTTGAAGCCTTTGAAGGGGAATTGGAAACACTGGTAACAGATAAGGACAAACATGGTTTCATGATTTTCCATTTGTTGCATATGTCTACTCTTACAACAGATGATGGTTACTTGTATTGGGAAGAAGCCCAAAACACTTGGAACCTAGCACTACCAATGATGCAAGCATTCAATACAATGTGCATGGGTCTTGCTCAAAGAGCAAATGATGAAAAGACACTACACGCAATTGGATTGGCTAATGCTCTAATGCTACAGATGTTTGCTCCACCTGACCAAGGATTTGAGGAAGAATGAATGACCACCAAGATAGTGAGAACTTTTCTTACAATAGGTCTTGGGAAGAAATAGAGAACATGCTTCATCAAGCAGAGCGTGAACAGAATGACTGTTATATGCAATTACAGAATTGTAAGAGAAAAGACCGCATGTATTGGATGAGAAAATACAAGGGTCTTGAAGGAGTTATCAATGGACTAAGATGGGTCCTTGGTGACTTAAGAATGAATAAAAGAAAGGTATTGGGGAGAGAATAATGAAATGGATAGAGTTTTGCAGATTAATGCAAGCAGTAGAAAATAGAACTCCTACTAAGACAATCAGTTTGATAGCAAAGGACTACGAACATAATTCTCAATTCATTAAGATTCTATCCCTAGAACTAGACGCTAACAATCTTGCTAGTAAGAAAGCCTTTAGGTGGGTAGTCAATGCGTTAGAAGTATTTGATGAAGAGGTTGAGTTAGCAATATACCAACATGGAGATATTGGTGAAGGAGTATATCACTTCGTCCAAGATGGTGAAGATTCAGAAATGAATCTTAGTTCTGTCTTACACCTCTTATCTATGGATTGTAGTAAGAGTGATGGCCAATCCTACAATGCGTTTTATGTCGCATTCAATTCAATGTCGGCATTAGAAAAGAAATGGTTTTTGAGATATTGGTTGAGGACTCCTAGAAATGGTATCAACAGTGGAACCGTTAGGAAGTTACTAGCCAAGATTTACGGCAAGAAAGAAGCAGAAGTAAAGAAGCATAATCAGTTACACAGTTTAGAGGATATTTCTATCTTCTATGCTAGAGGTGAAGAACCTCCCAATGATTTGAAATTTGGTAGATACATAGCACCAATGTTGGCTAAGGCAGTGCCTAAAAAGAAATGGCCAAAGGAACATATTGTTGAATACAAGTATGATGGTGCTAGGTATCAAATTCACAAAACGGGTTCTGTAGTTCTTGGAATTTCAATTATTATATTCAATCGTAAAGGTAAGATAGTAACTGATAAGTTCCCTGATATTGTAAAAGAAATTAGAAGTTGGAAATTCGATGAGTCATTTATTATTGATACAGAAATCTATCCTATTGAAAGTGACGGTAGACCTGCTCCTTTCAAGAAGATGGGAACTCGCATTCACTCAAAGAATGTGAAGGAAGCGATTGAAAAATGCCCCGTAGAACTGGCAGTATTCGATTGTATGATGTTCAATGATGAAAACCTAATGGATTCACCATTAAAAGATAGAATCAATACTATCGTTAAATTCCCAAAGCAAGCAGTTAGAAGCACTTTGAAAGAAGAAAACGATATATTCTACAATCTATCAATCAATGATGGTTATGAAGGTATTATGATTAAAGACCTTAATGCTACTTATCAAAGTGGTAAAAGGTCAGTTGCTTGGGCTAAATACAAACCTCCTAGGTTTGAATTAGATGTAGTAGTTACAGGAGCAAGATACGGTGATGGTAAAAGGTCTAGCGTGTTTGCATCTTATGATATTGCAGTAAAGAACGGTAACGAATATATATCAGTTGGAAGTATAGGAACGGGCTTTAGTGATATTGACCTATTGTATTTGACCAACGAAGGTAAAAAGATTGTATCAGGAATAGAAGGAACTACACACAAATGGCTTCCTAGAATAGTGTTGGAAGTCACTTGTGATTTAGTAACTAGAGATGCTAATAGTAATCTTGGATTAAGATTTCCTAGAATGCTTAGGATAAGAACGGATAAACCTGTATCTGATATTAATACTTTAGAAGATGTGGAGGGAATGATATGAATGTATGTAGATGGAAAGGAACTAAAAGACAGGGAAGAATACTTTGTGGTAAACCCATTAGTGAAGTAGAGAGTATTACCACTGATGATGCAGTAATTACTTGCAGGGAATGTTTATTGTTAATTACTAAATTTAATTCTAAGGCCAAACATATTCATCTAAATGCAGATTTCCTTTCCTTTGCTAACATAGGAGATAACGGCCTTGTAGATTTTGAGGATTACCAAGAAATAAAGGACGGAAGAAAAAGAACAGGAGTCAAGGACGCTAAGGTTATCTGCAAAGAGGACTCACCTAATTTTTTTATTCCTGAACACAGAATAACGAATGACCCAAAAAAGGTATCATGCAAACATTGTTTGAAAATATGGGGTAAAAACGAAACAAAGAGATTTGTTCTAACAGGTATCATGTTGGAAACAGGTCTACCTTTGGTGAAAATCAATAGTAGAATTAGACACGCTTCAAGTAAGAAACTATCTAGTATGCTAGATAAGATGCTTTACGGAGACAAAGTATAAATTGGTGATATTAATACCACCTAACATGATACAATGGTTATTGAAGTCCATCCTATTTGTAATGGGTTGGGTGTATGTGGTTTTGGATAATTTTGTAAAATATCCGACAGAAGAAATATGTGGAATAGAGATTGATGAAGATTTGAGAAAATTGGATAGAAAACAACTTTGCACATTACTAGAAATAAAATATGATTTAGGAGAGGATGAATTTTGGAATTTACCATCAACATCAAAGATTCGCCTAGGTTGCCAGTTGGCTTTAGACAAAAAGAAACAATAGTGTGGGAACCTAACATGGAGTTCTACACTGATGAAAATATGAAACGCATATGGTCAGAAGAATATGGTAGAATAACTACTATATCTTTCATGGTCTATGGTGACTTAGGAAAGAGAGATAACCTTTCTATTAATTACGCTATTCGTGATGGTATCGAAAACAAAAAGTTTGCACAGGTATTAGAAAGAATAGATTTTGATACCGCAGAATTATATGATTTACATCAAGGGATATGTATCCAATGGATATTCCCTGATAAATTAGAAAACCTAGATGAAATAACAGATTTGATAGAAAGTGGTTTAGAGTATCTTAGAATTAAAAATGAATGTATAGGAGCGATAGTAGATGTTTACGCAAGGACAACTTGAAGGAGTAATTTATTCATTAGCATATCCTGAAATAGAAATCACAAAAGATGATAGACAATCAATTGGATATAGAATAAGATTAAGAATTAATTTTAGAGCAAAGAATAATTTGTTCCTTCTTAAATTACAAAGAACCCTAGAGGACAAGGGAATACAGTCCTATTACAAAGCAAAGGAGAAAGAAGGTAGGCCCTATCCCTTGCTTCGATTAACGAATGTAGATAATCTGATTAAGTTTTTCAGATTAATAGATTTACATGAGCCTACATCAAATAATAGATTCAATTCCTTTGAAGAAGTATTGACGCTTGTTTCCAATAAGCATCACTTGAAACAAAAAGGTTTTGAGCGCATATTGGAAATAAAGGGGTTATTAACTTGAGTTTAATGGATATGAGTAAAAAGGAAAGACCAATATTAATTACAGGAAAAAGCGGAACGGGAAAAACTACAATTGCTAAATCAATGTCTAGAGAAGATTCTCTTATCTTCTATGCTAATGAGATAGAGGATAGAGATTGGAAGAGTGTAACTACAGATGTTATTATCGAAGAGGTTCACTACAAACCTAATAAAGAAGTAATAATGAATGTAATTAGGAATTGTAAGAATCAAATTGTGCTTACATCAAACGATGAAAAAAGTATTCCATCGGAAATTAAGAACTGTTGTAGGGTTAAGAGAGCAGGTAGTGTCTGCCATAATCTAGATACTATCAAACAATTGGCTCCTAGAAGTAGTGAGCCTCACAATATAGAGATGAGTGTGTTTGAATTAGTAAGTGATTATCTAAAGAATACCAATCGTTCTCAAGTTCTTGAGAACCTTAAACACAACAGACCTGCCGATACTCAGATTATGACTTGGCTAGGATTGAACATTCATCCTAACAAGTTAGTGTTCGTTGATGGAAGAGTGAAGAGAAGATGGTCAAGTGACTATTTTTACGAGTTATTGACGTATTCCCATGATGGAAAGATGTATTCAAAAGTCACCTTTCCAAAGAGAGGTAACTATTCCAAAGTCCCTAATATCCTTAGAAAACTAAAGATAAAACCGAATCAAGGTTATCTTCTGCCTCAATTATTACAAGATTCGGAATTTGAAAAATGGGCAACAAAGAGATTGAAAAGTGAAGAAACTAGAATTGTTGGTATTAAGGATAAGAAGAGAGCGAGAAATGCTCCTATTATTCCTGATAGGACACTAAGATTAGAAGGATGGTTTTAGAATGTTACAAAGTAAAACAAGAAGAGTAATCAAAGAACAACATCAAAAGTATGTAGATTACGGGTTATACCTATGGTATTTGACTTATGGCGATGAACCCTTTAGGTCCAAGGATATTCTTTGGATGGCTAAAGATAATGCTGATGATTACTTTAGATTAAGTGGGACTTATCTTAAGTTTCACATGAGAAACATGCCTACTGCTTACGCAACAGGAAGATATTTGTCTTCTTTGAACTATATCGAAAACGTAAGTAAAAGAAATGCGGCATGGAAAATAAATGTAGAAAAATATGAACAAGAGGTGATATAATGTTATGGACAGAAAAATACAGACCGAAGAATATACATCAATTAATTGGACAAGAGTTATTCAAACTCGATGCTGAGAATTGGATAGAGAATAAGGAAATGCCTAATCTACTATTGTATGGTGGAGCAGGAGTTGGAAAAACTACTGCCGCAGGTATTCTAGCAAATGAGATGCTAGGCACAGAAATTGATTCAAATTATTTTGAAATCAATGCTAGTGATGATAGGAGATTAGAGGTAGTAAGAACTACCATCAAAGATATTGCTCAACAGAGAGCAATAGGTGAAGTTCCTTTCAAGATAGTATTACTAGATGAAATGGATGGAATGACTCCTGATGCTCAGAATGCATTAAAGAGAATTATGGAAAGATACGAAAATAATGTTAGATTTATTATTACCGCTAATGATAGAAGTAGGATTATCTATCCTCTTCAATCTAGATGTGCTAACTACTTCTTTTCTAATTTAGAAAACACTACAATTTTGAGTTTATTGCAAACAATTCTCAGACAGGAACAAATTTCAAATCCGCCATCCGAGAGTGACTTGGGCGGGTTTATAACCCACTACAACGGTGATGTTCGTAGAACGATAACGGAAATGCAAGCCGCACTTGCAAGTGGACTGAGTTTGAGAAAACAATCAGAAAAGAGTTTGGAGAAATACGATAAAATCTTAGGATTGTTAAGCGAAGGAAATCACAATAAAGCATTAGAAGAATTACACAATGCCCTATATTCTGGAAAAACTGTAAAAGATATTTGTAATGGATTACACGAAGTTATTGTTAAAAGTGAAATTGAAGACAATTTGAAATTCAAATATCTTAGAGCAGTAGGTGAATCAGAATGGAGAGGCAATTCAATGACCCCAAGAGTGCTAGTATCTTGGTTGGTATCTCAAATGAGAACTCAAGATTCTCAAAGGAGAGTATAATCCTTAACGGATAATTAGTGAAAGCAAGAAAAAAGAAAGAAAAAAACAATGGAGGAAACAACATGGAAATGAATAATGAAATTGAAAAGTATGCTGAAATTATCGGCGTTACTGTTGAAGAGGCAACTGCTATCTTCAATGGTATCGTTACCGATAATAACTTGGACGTAAACACGGAGAACGGCCTTAAGGTCGCAAGAAGTGTATTTAGGTCTAAGTTCAGTCAAGCAAGAGCAAGAATGATGAACGAACAAAAGACGGGCGAAACTTCCCAAGAGGAATACACTGGCCCTACCTTTACAAAGACCGCAACAGGATTCTTTTATGCAGGAGATAATCCTACCAATTGGGAAGAGAGGAATAGAAACACTCTCTTAGCCGAATATCAAAGAGATGCAAATACCGCACTTAACAGTGGTAAGATTGCAGTTGCCGTTCTTCTTAGTGATGGTCGCTACGAGGTTAGCATCCTTCACGATGGAGAAATCACTACTAAGGTAATGGAGAAGTTACCTGATACTGAACCTATGCAGGTTGATGACGATAGGTGGATTATTCCTGTAGATAACAGGAAGGCCTTCCAAAGCGGTCAACCCAATAAGAACTACGGTAAACCAACTCCTCCTGAGAGATGGTCTAAGACCCTTTACTTTGTAGGTAAGGTAGGAGATGATACTGAATACTCTGAATATCAATTGAGATTGAACGGAGATATGGCGAAGAACTTCTCACCGAATACCTTTGTTTGGTGTTCACTAGAGGTTGTTCCTAATTCAAACAATCCTAAGAATCTAAGCGCTAGAAAGGATGGAAGCACTGCTGACTCCCTACAGTATTTGGATAGTGATGAGAGTTTGCTTGAAGTCATTCAGAACGTTCTTGGAGATAAGGTATCTTCTCTAGTATCACTAGATGATTATCACTCAGAGAACTCTCACAAGGCTTACGCAGATAAGTTGGTTATTACCGATGGTAATGTTGCTAACATGAAGTTGGAGCCTAATTCAAATGGAACTAGAGTATTGTATCTAAGCGATTTGAATGCTGACTTCGATTACGAAGGTGAGGGATATTCATCGGTTACTGCATGGATTCCGCCGTCAATTGATATTGACTTTGGTATCGGTAGTAACGTAATTATCAGTGGAAGAACTTCACAGGGAACTGATGAAGAAGGCCAACTTAGACCTGTTACTGTTAACGTCCTAGGACTACATGTAGTAGATAGACACGGTTCTGCTGATGTTTACAGTGAACCTGTTGAACAGGCTAATGACGATTGGTTCAGTTGGGACTAATTGTAAAAACACTTGCGGGGTTTATCGAATAATAAGGGAAAAAGAAGTCACACACATCGGGATAGTTATCCATTGAGTATCACATACTGTCGGATACGAATCCCTTCCCCCAAGAGTGATAACTAAAAGGAGAAATTAATATGAGTTTAACAAGTATGAAAAGCACAAAGAAAGAAGGAGCAGTAAAGCCTCAAGTCCAAAAGGAATTGCAATATCAGCAATGGAAGAAGGCAACTGCCGAACAAAGAAAGGCACAATTAAAGAGGAAGCATTCTCATTTGGTGGTATCTATTGCCGCTAAAGCAAAGAATGGTAAATCAGGTTTGGGCCTAGATATTAGAACGCCTCAAGAAGTAAAGGATGGACATGTTGTTCGCTTCCTAGATTTTGACGATGGCGCAGAAGTAACATGGAAAGCCTGTTGGGATTCAGACCCTAACATCTATGTTTACTGTCCTAATCATTACAACTCTGATGGAACAGAGAACTATGCATTAACTATGCAGAATGCTCTAAACTTCGTTAGAGAAACAGAAGAAATGATTGAAGATAAAGATACAAACGTTAGAGCATTTGTAGTTGACGGAATGGATAAGTGGAACGATTGTGCTACTAACAAACTTCGTTACGAAATCAACAAGGGTGATAGGAAGAAAATGACGAATCCTATTTCCCCCACTGCCTATGGAGCAAGGAACATTGACCACAATGAGTTGTTCATTAGTGTGCTAAGGTTGGAATGCGATAAGGTATTTATTACCCATCTTAAGCCAACATTTAGTGACCACATGAATCCTACACCAACAGGATTCGTTCCTAATTGGAATAAGGATGTTCCTGATAAGATGCTACAAATGATTGCTATCAAAGATGAATCTGTTGGTAACAATACTAAGTATGTAGCAAGGCTACAAGCAAGTAAAACAAATCCGAACATGGTAGGCAGAACATGGACTATTTTTGAGTCCAATGCTAAAGAGGCCAAATGGAACGGTATTCCTGAACTACAGAAGAGGGAAATTTAGGCTCAATCGTGAGTAGGGTTTTGTTGGAGTAATAAAACAAAAAAGTGTTGGGTAGGGAGTAATCCCTTCAACAAGGGCAGGGGTGTCCTTTGATTTTCCCTATTAGCGTAAGCAAGGTGATTAAAATGCAAATTCAAGTAAACAAACAAGATATAATTGAGGCCATGAAAAATGTAGAACTCAAAGGAAAATGGGCGACAACGAGTGGACTATCTTCAAAATCTTTAGGTAAATATATTCAATTTCAATTAAGAGATAATCAATTATTGTTAATCAATTCAGATGAATCGACTACTGCAATAAAGGCTATTCCTGTAGAAACAGAAGATACTGGTTCCTTTGTTTTAGATATTGAAATGATGAAAAAGTATCTTACTAAAATGAATGATGATATTCTATTTGAAGTTGGAGATACCATAGTAATGAAGTCAGATGGTAAGAGGGCTACTATGCCTATAGTAGTTGAACATCCTTTTCATGGTAGAATCGAAAGGTTTGTGGCTCAATGGCCAATAGCCTTTGAAGAAGATTTAACGAGAATACCTACAATTGGTAGTATCGAGTTTAACTGTGGTATTCAATTAACCGCAGATGAACTTCATAGTGCCATTGATGCTTGTGAAATAGTAAACAATGGTATCTATAAATTAGATTTTAGAGAGGCTGATGAAGTTAGTCGGCCTAAATTTATTATATCCTCTGAACAAACAATTTCCTCTTATAGGGAAGAAGTTTCTTTTTCTAATGTTATCGGAGAAGGAGCAACGGTATTGTTTAGTGGTCCTATGCACAAGTTCTTTGGAAAGAAAGATATTGTGAATATTTTCATTGGGGATGACCAACCCATTGTAATGATAACAGAAAATAGCGCTTTGGTTCGTGCGCCAAGAATGGGTGTTTAAGATGATAATTAGTTTTGTAGATTCAGATAAGACCATCAAGATTAGATGGAGAGATGAGAATAGAGAAAGAATGGAGAAATCAATTGAAGGCTTTAACCCTTATTTCTTTATTCGTTCTACAGATAAAAGACCTGAAACATACAAAACATCTCATAAGATTATAGGTGGTAAATCAGTTAAACAAACTGGATTCTATGAATACCAAACTGGTGATTACAAAAACCTACAAGGTCAATCTTTGACTAAGGTTTACTATTCTAATCCTAAAGATAAATACAATGCAGTAAAACCATTTGTCGCTACATGGGAAGGAGATGTTCCTATCTGTCGTAGATATTGCGTAGATGAATTGGAGAACGTCCCTGAATATGAGATGAGAAAATGGTATTGGGATATGGAATGGTTGCCTAAAGGCCACGAACATGAAGACGCTATTACTTGTATAGCAGTATATGATAATTATACTAGTAAGAGTAAGTTATACACATGGTTTCCTGAACCCGAATTAGGAGAAAATAACGTCAAGTTTTCAGGATATTCGATTTACGATTCCGAAAAAGAAATGCTTGAATCATTCGTTAATGATTTACAAGAACAAGACCCTGATATGTTGATTGCTTGGTGGGGATTAAAATCAGACGTTCCACAATTGATTAAGAGAATGTTTGCTAACAAGATAGACCCAAGAAAGTTATCACCACATAAGGAAGTAAAGAATGTAGGATTCAATGCTTTAGGTAGTGTTGAGTATTCTAACATTGAACAACCGATTCGTGGTAGGCTATGTTTGAATCTTGATTTGGCTTTTGAGAGGCAATGGATGGATGCTCAAAGAGGAACGCTACCAAGCAACTCATTGGATTATTGTGCAAGTGTATCTGTTGGGGAAACTAAGAAGAAAGAATCTAAGTTTACTGATAGGAACGAATTTTTTAATCGAGCATGGTTAGAGGATACTCAAAATTATCTTGAGTATTGTCTTCAAGATGCAGAGTTACTACATAAGATAGATGAAGAAATGGGATTGAGTGAAGGTGTATTGGCGGTTCAAAAAATTGTGAAAGCACCGTTTGAAGATTGTTTCTTTGTTACCATGATTGCGGCCCCTTATTTCATGAGGAACGCCACATGGAAAGCCCCTACTGGAAAGAAAGGCGCTAAAGAGAAATACGATGGAGCAATGATTTACAATCCATTAGAAGAAGAAACAAATGGTTTACATCTAGGAGTTGCGGCTTTTGATTTTAGTTCGCTATATCCATCAGTTGCAGTAGCAAGAAATATCTCTTGGGAAACCAAATCCAATGAACCAACAGAGTTTGCAGTTAACATTAGAACACCTAGAAACCTAGGTGAAACTACTACTGAGGATTGGAGATATTACAAAACAGATGAACTCGGTCTACTACCAAAAATGATTCTAACTCTAAAGCCTCTTAGAAAACAATACAAGAGTAACATGTTAGAAGCATTACAAAATGGAAACAAGAAAGAATATGTTAAGTGGAACTCTATGCAAATGGCCACTAAAAGGTTACTAGCATCTCTATATGGAGCAACTGCCGCAGTAGGTTTTGGATGGTATGATTTAGATTTAGCCGCTAGTATTACTGCTAGTGCTAGAGAAGCAATTAGAGAAGCCGCATTTAAGGTGAGGGAATTAGAATGAGATTAAATGATTATCAAGGATTAGCAAGAAAAACTGCCTTATACCCAATGGAGGAAGGTTTGACTTATACTGCATTAGGATTATGCGGAGAAGCAGGTGAAGTTGCTGAGAAAATTAAGAAGTTCATTAGAGGAGATGAAGGAGTTTCTGTTAGAGAAGATTTACTACTAGAATTAGGAGATGTTCTATGGTATCTTTCTAATTTGGCTTTTGAATGTGGCTATACTCTACAAGCAGTAGCAGAGGCTAACATCGAAAAACTAGACAATAGAAAGAAAAATAATACTATCAAAGGCAGTGGTGATAAAAGATGAATAGAATGTTCAAATGTAAACATTGCAATAAAATTGGTATGTCTGAACATTACATGAGATGTGTCCATTGTTATGCTACAATGTCTAAGGATGAACTAAAGGAGTTGATAAAATGCAAATAGTTTACGCACATACAGATTCACTATATGTTCCCGTTCCCTCTATAGAGAAGGCACTAGAAGTTAGAGAGGTATTGAATGACCACATTCAAGAAAATGTATTTCCTAATATTATGGGTTTAGAAAATCATCCTATGGATTTAGAGTTTGAAAAATATTATTCGGTCTTAGGAGTAGGAGCCACAAAGAATAGAAATGCAGGTTTTATCTCTTGGAAAGATGGAGTGCATTTACACGAACCTGAGTTTTTCGCTACAGGGTTTTCATTGAAGAGAATTGCTGAATCTAAGATTGCAAAGGATACTCAGAAAGAAGTCATAGAGATGTGGGTTAAACAGAAAACGGAAGATGAGATAACAGAAAGAGTCAGAAGTATTTTTACAGATGTCCTAGAAGGCAGAGTTGAGAAATTAGACCTTGTTAAAAGAAGTAGATATAAGGACGAAAGAAAATATCTAAAATGCAGATGTAAAAGAAAATACGATGTAGAATACGTTAGAAAGTTACTTCGTATAGTTCCTGATGCGTTATGTGAAAACGATAATTGTAACGCTAGGCTATCGGAACTTACTACATTAGAAGGTAAAAGACCTTCCTTTGGTGGAGGGTTCGCAGGAGTATTGTATTACAATGAACATGTAAAACCTCAAGATAAAATTGATGATTCCTTTTATCATATGAAATGTAAATTCAATGGTATGGTTCAACCAAATACCTTTACTAACATAAAAGGTGAATCTAAATCTGCGGGTTATATTGCAGTAAAGAACTTAAATGAACTAGAAAATTACGAACCCGACTGGCCCTCGTTAGCCGAATCGGAAGTTCTCAAAAAAGCCAAGCCCATTTACGATGCAATGGGTTGGGATATTAACGAAGTAAGAAAAGACAAAAAACAAAAAGAATTGGATGAGTGGTTTTAATGAGTGAATATACATATCAATGGAATGCCGAATGGATGAACGACCCTACTATGCCTTTATTGAAGGTAACAAAATCTTCACTGAATACTTTTGAGTTCTGTAGAAAACAATATGAGTTTCAATACATAGAAGGCAGAAGGTCTGAACCTAATGCGGCTATGGCTAGAGGTTCAACAGTTCACAATGCTTACGAAGATTTCTACAATGAATTTGAACTTAAGAAAGCAGAAGAAATGGATGAGAACTTATTGTATGAATATTGTATAGGTCTTTTTCCTATAGACGATTATGGTGAAGTGTATCAAAAGATGTCTGCGTTTGAAACTGAAAGATTCTTGAAATCAAAGTCAGCAAATACTTTGCCTACATATTTACCAGTTGGTAACGAAATTAGATGTAACGCCCAACTAGAGATTAGTAGTTATGCAGGGGCTAAAGGTAGAAAGCCTCATTTTCATCTTAAGAGAGATTACACTGTTCATCTTCAAGGTATTATTGATAGAGTATTCCAAGAAGGAGAAGGTTACATCCCTGTTGAATTAAAAACAGGTATTTGGAAAGATAGAAAGCAATCTCACATGAGGAACGAAATGGCCTTCTACAAAGTCCTGATGGATGCAGACCCCGATGTTAGTATGGACCCTATTACTCATTGGGCATGGTATTATCCTGATTCTAATTATTTTCAATTGGAACCAATTAAGCCGCTTAATGAAAACAATATACCTAAGAGAATTGCTAAGTTGATTAAGGCTTACGAAGACAACAGGTTCCCCGCCTCGTATTTTCCTAAGAAATGCGAACATTGTTCATTTATAGGATTGTGCGACTCGGCGCAACAAGCGGAGTTATGGGATTGGTGATTATGAAAGAAAGAGCAAAGAAGATTTGGTTTCTAACAGTAGATGCTCTCACTATTTTGGTGTTGTTAATATGGAATGTTAGTATTATCCTAGTGATAGGAGTAGCATTGATTCCCGTATTAACGTGGAGATTTTTATTTGGGACCAAGAAAGAGATTACTAGATATGCAAAGGAGGGTTTGAAAAATGAAGGAAAAGATACTAGCGAAGATAAATAGTAAGGACTGGAAGTTTCATGAGTTATTGAAACTGAAAGAAGTTGCTAAATCTGTCTCAGAAGAACTTTACCATGAGTTAAACTTGAACGACCAACTTGAACTAGTTTGGGAAGTAATGTTAGATAATACAGAATGGACAAATCAAGGCAGGTATGCTACCTTTGGTTCTTTGTTTAAAAAGTTAGTAACAGAGAAACTGGAAGAACAAGTAATGATTGTTTTTCAGGATAAATTTGAATCAGCAACAGTAAACTTTGGAGCAGAAAAAACTGAAACCCCCTTAGTTCCAGTGGAAAAACCTGCATCATTAGCGGATAAATATGCTAAAGACCCAATGGAGGATTTAGTAAAAGGAAAGGATGTAGATGTTCCTGTTAAGAATGTAAAACCTACCTTAAAAGAAAAGGATGGTCAAGTCGAGACAAGATTAGGTAATGTAAAAGTAAAGAGAGTTGGTGGAAATGGTCTTTGATGAAATGTTAGAAGGACAAAAGAAATTGACGGAAACGATGGAAGAAATCCATCAAACCCTCAAATTCAGCAATCGAATAATTATGATGGTTAATGTCGTTAATATTCTTACCATTATCGTAGTCGGTTTGGTGTTATTCCAATGAAGAGGAATAGATATGAGTTGGCTTAAAGAGAAAAACAAAAGAAGTTACGAGGAAGCCCAATATAGACGGGCTATTTACAGAGAAATAATATCAGCCGAATATTTCTTTCTAAAGGACTATATGTTTACCTTTGAATTAAAAGACGGCAAACTAATAAGGGTGAAAGAATGAAGTTTCCTAGAGAAGTATGGCCAAGTGCTAACAAACAAACTAATACTTTTGCTAGTAAGAGAAAGTTGGTTCATAGTAAAGAAGAGTTCGACTCTTGGGTTAAGACCCATAATGGAAAAATGAACTGTTATACATCAGTATATGATTATGCTCAATACACCCATAAACAAGCAGTAACGGACACCGTTATTCTTGATAGAGTGTTTCTAGATTTTGACGCTCATCATGGTGAAGTAGATAGCAGGACTGGGGCGCAAACAATTAGTGAAGCACAGATTCAATTATGTTTAGATGATTTGCTAGATGTTTCAGTTTATTTAGAAGAGAAGGACTATTGCTATGATATTTCATTTTCAGGGAGAGGATTTCATGTATATGTGTATGGTAATATTATTCCTGTAAATCAGATTCGCAGGTTGACCGCATTCTTTAATGAAATGAAAGAGTTAACCTCTAATGGAACTTTAGATAGTTCAGCGATTTCACCTAGAAGATTGAGGCGTATTCGTAATACTATGAACCTGAAAGCGTCTTATGGTGACGGTTGTTACTATTCAATACCACTATCAATAGACGACATCAGAAACAAAACTGTTAGTCAGATTTTAGAATTAGCAAAAAGACCCGAAGGGGTATCCATTAGATATGGTTCTACATTAGTTAATTGGCCACAAGTTCCTGAAATTAAAGAATCAGAGATTGAAGCAGAAGTTATCAATGCAGGTAACTTACCTCTTCCACCATGCATGTATAGTGCTATTATGGTTGAGAATCCAACTGATGAAGCAAGAGCATATCTTGTTAGTTGGTATAAGGACCTATTACTATGGTCAGATTTCAATGTAGGTTTTACAGAAACACAAGTTACTCCAAACATGTCCACTAGATTGAATATCATAAATCAGATTACGGCTGAGATAAAACACTTACATGAAACACATAATGTATGGTTAGATTTTGATGAAGCCATAACAAAATACAGAGTTGGTTTTGTAGTTAATGGAAACTATAATTTCCCTAATTGTGATAAACTGATTGCTAATGGATACTGTATCGGAACATGTTGGAGATTAAAGGATTACACAAAGGAGATGAAAGAATGAGACAAACTACGTTATTTGAATTTGGATTAAGAATAGAAGGACAAACTACACTAGAAGATTTTGGGTTAGTATTTGAGGAATAAATATGAAGTTAATTATTGATAGCAGAGAAACTTCGGGTCTTACCAATGAAGTAGAAATTAAAGCCGCTAAACTCAATTTAGTTACCGAGAAGAAGTGGCTAGAGGTAGGAGATTATGTCTTTGGAGATGTATGCTTTGAAGCAAAATCTACACATGATTTTCTATCGTCTGTTATCAGTAAGAGATTATGGACCCAATTAGATAACATGGATAGATGCTACAAAACGAATGTAGTAATTATCTATGGTTCTTTGAGAGATGCATTAAGTTATACTAGTTATTCTGCTAAGTATAACAATATGCCTAGACAAAGAAAAATGCAATTACTTACTAACAAATTCTATGGAGCAATAGGTAGAATCATTCTTGATTCTGATATTAAACCTATATGGGTAATAGACGAATATGCGGCGGCATCTATTATTTGTAGCGTTGCTAAGATGCAACCAATTGAAAGGTCGCCAATTAAACCCCATCTGTTTAAGAGATTTACAACAGATGATATTAGATTAAACATGTTAGCATCAATTAAAGGTGTTAGCGAAAAGAAAGCAAAATTATTGCTAGAAAAGTTCGGTTCTCTTATGGAGATAGGAGATTGCGATAAAAGAGAATTATGTTCTCTAGATGGTATTGGAGATACTACTGCTGATAGGATACTATCAGCCTTTAACTCAGACAAGGAGGTTAGACAATGAACGAATACGATGATGAAACACTAGAAGCCGAAGAACAATACGTTAGAGAAATAGATTTACCTGCGGTAGTTAGAAATTGGGAAAAGACGGCAATTAGTTTTTCAAGACATAACAACATCCCGTCAATTTTAGGGTTCTATTCAATTTTAGGAGATTTAGTTAAAAGATTCATTGAGATACCTTATGGTCAAACTACTACTGATACTCGCCTTCATTATGTTTGGATTCAAACCGCTAGGTCGGGAAAGACAACATTGGTAATGTATGTTCTTACTCCTGTCGCTAAGAAAATCTATGAAGATTTGAAAGATGACCCATATGTAGAATCAGCCGTTCTGAATCTTGCAGATTATACTACTGCGGCTTTAGTAGGCGACCACATCTTTAATGAGAAATTTAAGGAAGATGCCGAAGATATTCTTTCAAGAGAACTAAGAGCAATCGAGGGCGACCCTATGAATGGGGTTGCGCCAACTAGAAATTTTACAACTGATGATGAAAGAATTCAAGCAGTAAATGATGCATATGAAACTTATGAAATAACTAAGGATAGATGGATTATTGATTATGGACCGTTGCATGGAGAAGGTATTTGGTTTGCGGATGAGTTTGAAGGTAGCGGGGTTTTCAAGGATAAAGCCCACAAAGAGAATATGAACATTCTATTTCAGACATTAATGAACAACTTTCACAGTGGGGCGAATGAGTATCCTAAAGCATTGAAAGGTAAACCTACCATTCATTTGAATTCAAAGCATACTATGATTGCTCTTACATTTCCACCCGAACATCTTCTAAAGACGGTAGCCGATAAGGGTATTCTTCAAAGGTTTTTACCATTTATTTGGGATGTTCCTGATGATATTCTAACCGCTATGAGAAAAGAAGTTATTGGAGGATTCGGAACTAGAGTAGAAAAGAGAGGACCACCGCTACATTTAGCAAAGGGGTTACTGGAAATCTACAAGGCAACTAAGGCCCAATTTGAATCCAATGGAAAAGACCCTTTCAATACTATTGCCTATCATCCATCGTCTAAAGATGCACTAGATATGGCTCACGATTCTATCTTGAAATATATTGATAATCTGCATCCTAAGATTCGTAATGTGGTTCGTTTGTTTGAAATGAATCTATTAGAATACATAGGTAAATTAGCAGTATTGAATACTTTGGCTATGGCTAAGAACATCGAAGATGTAAATCAAAGGTTCGTTGTCTATCCACAAAACGTAAGACAAGGTGCGTATATAGTTAGAAAGTGCTATGTAACTTTGGTCGAATGGCTAGAAAATGCTATCAAGGCAGATAAGTCACTTATCAGAACAAAAAGTAATTGGAAGGAGTTCCAACATGCTTATCAAGTGGCTATGGATAGGGCTAAATCACAGGAAGTATTAGAAGGGGGATTTGTTTGGAAGAGATTAGTGTTGGAAGAAGCGGCCAAAATAATAGGCCAATCACCAAAGACAATCAATGATAAATTCAACAAGTTAAGTGAAATGTTTGAGGAAAAGAAGGAAGGAGTTAAACCTTATATCAGACCGAAAAAACAACAGGAGGAATAGAAAATGAAAGTAACATGGGAAAATAAGTATGTGGTTTTTGATGTTAATGATGGACCTAAAACCATGATTGACGCACTGAACCTAGAGGGAGCAGAAGGATGGGAGGTAGCATCTATTGTTAGCGTAGCAGGTAACAAATTATGTGCCTTCCTGAAAAGAGGGGACTATATTATGGAACCTTCTCCTGAAGAGGAAAAGAGAGATGAAGTGCTGAAATTATGGGGCGGAAAGGAATGAATAATGTCCTTGCAATCGACTTAGAAACCAAGAATCTCTCCACAGATATTGGAGGGTGGGGTAATACCCATATGTTTCTTGTATCTACAGTAACTACTTGGAATGGAGATACTGGGACTGTCTATGTAGATGAACCAGTATCGGATACCTTTTCTAAATCAGGAATTCAAACTAAACCGATTAGAGAACTAAAGTTTGATTTGGATGAACATTTCAAGAAAGGAGGCATTCTATTAGGACACAACATTGTGGCCTTTGACCTACCTGTTCTTAGAGATGCCTTAGATATTTATTGTATTAGAAAATACATTACCAATAAACAGTATATTGATACTAGCCAGTATTTTGTTTCCAATCATGGCGAGAGATATTCATTGAATAATCTAGTAGACCATACTTTAGGAAAACAAAAAACACTAAGCAGTATGGACGCTCCTAAACTATGGAAGGCAGGGGAATACGATATTGTCGTAGATTATTGTCTAAAGGATTCACAATTAGTTTATGACCTATGGAAACATGGACAAGATAATGGTGTTGTAAAGGCATTCAATATTAATGAAGAAAAAGAAATAACAATGGAGGTGGAATGGTAATGGATACAGCAGAAGTTTTCGGTTGGATATTATTTTTCGTCTTTATTAGCGTTCTTTTCTTTGCGGCTTTTGGAGGAGCATCTGTAACAGAAGATTCTGTTGAAGAATATATCCAAAATCTAATGCAAGAAGAAGCGGCTAATAAGGGTAGAAGATAATGGGACTAAAGTATAGATGTAAAGAATGTTCTAGATATATCGTGCCTAGGCGCATAAAAGGTCACTATATTGGTGATAACGAAGTTATCAAAATATGGGAATGTCCTGCATGTTTAGCCTTATGGAGATAGAAAAAGATAAGTAGTTTACTTTCTACACCTCTGTTATGGTCGGTTTATTGAGCGTATTGGGAGTTAGTGGAATGATTACTTTAGTAGGATTTGGATGGTATCTCACCATCGAAAAACAATTATCAAAAGCATTCGATATAGAAATTTTTGATGATGAAGAAGAACTCATTAATCTCTTCAAAAACGGATTAAGAAATTCTTGTTGGGAAGAAACCGAAGATTGCTAGAATATCGAGATTGAAAAAAATGACCCCCCATAACGGGGGGCATATTTCAATGAAAAATGTGAAAATGGGAGGGCGAAATCTCGCCTAGCCCATAAAATTTTTTTTTAAAAATAAAATGGGTGAGATTATTCTCGCCTATATTATCTTCATTTAAATATCATTAATGTCTTACCAAGACATATTTCGCCACTGATTTGAGATTAAAATTCAAAAAATGTTGATTCCAGAAAAAAGAATACTTTTTTCATCCCACTGATAATAAGCGGAAGCCATGTGCCTATCATAGATAGCACAATAACTGTTATACAAGCAAGTCCACAAGAATCTACAATTGAATGCGAAGAGGAAACAATCACTTCACTCTCATTCACTTCTATCACTAAGCCATTGTTACAGTAGATGTAGTTTGATTTGTTTGGCCATTTGTATTGGTCGCTTGTAGAGTAAAAGTTACCTGCGCTCCATTTTGAAATTCAGTTGCATCAAAACCTCCTCCTGTTGTTCCACCAGCATTTCCTTGTAATGCTAGTTCTTGAAATATAATGTAAAATTCATTGGTTGTAGAAAGACCTCCTTGTGCGTTACTAGCAACTACATCTATTATCTTATTTCCATTTGCAAAAACAGCATCTAATCCTCCACTACCACCAACAACTGTAGTAGGGTCAGGGTTATCCATCCATGCTATCAAATCCATATGCGCCCTTCCCACTCCATCACTAACTGTGCTAAATAAGGGATTACCTACAACTCCACTTACAGATGGAGTAATACTTACAGCCGCTATTGACCCACCATTACCGCTATAAGAAATTGATAACTTAACAGTATGCTCAGACCCAAATATTCCCGCACCGTTAGGAATCATGGTTATTGCAGGAGAACCTGCACCTCCACCACCACTCATAGGATTAGTGCTTCCAAGATTTAAAGCAGACATTCCAACAAGAGGAGATGCACCTGCACCCGCAGACGAGGCTTGCTCAACAACCCCATAAGTCCAATGAAAACCTGTAGCCACTTAATCACCCAATGACTTGCCAGTTATCTGCGGCCCAACAAAGATATGTTTTAGCAGTATCATCCTCAATATTTTCAGCCGCATAAGAACCCGCCCCATTGAATCTAGTATTTGTTGTATCTGCTGATACAATTTTTCCAGTAAGCGTCCCACCTGAATTATTGATAATAGTAAATTGAACTCCTACATCTGTTGCTCCTACATCGGGTAAAGTAACGATAGAAGAAGAATTGTTCATTATGATAACTGTTCCTGAATCAGCAATTGCAGGAGAATAAGTAGCGGCTCCAACCACTGCAACTGCGGCTCTTGAAAATGCTCCTGCGTAAACAGTAGCGTTAGTAGAAGTAGGATAACCTATTCTAGATAATACAGTAGAAACTGTATCGTCATCATCGTTAATGAATGATAATCCCATTTTTAATTCTCCACCCTTATCAGTGGTAGTATGGTCTTCTGTTGCATAAGCGGCTATAAACGCAGATGCTTCAGTAATACTGCTTGGGACATTACCATCAGTAGAATCAAAACCTATACCTCCTAATATATCACCCTCAGAAGTGCTAGAATCTTCTCTAACGATTTGAATACCATCAAAAGCATCCCCACCTGTTACATTTACTTGAAAGATATTAGAAGGGGCATTAGTGTTTATTCCTACTCTATCAGTTCCAGCATCTACTTGAAATAAATTATCTATATTGTCGCCATCTACTCTAAAATTAATATCTTGATTGGAGGCGTTTATTGCTACTTGGCTAGTTTCTAATTGTATATTGTTCATATAACTTGAACCATTTCTTGTTCTTAATAGCAACCTACCCTTTTCTGAACCATTAGCAACAGCATGAGCATCAGCAAAGATATGTGCATATTCAAAATCATTACCTGCATCATCTTGACCTACAAATCTAATTGTGCCTATATCATCACTATCTACACCAACTCCGCTTCCTCCGCTTCCTTGACTTCGATAAAGTTGTAATTCGGGAGCCTCATCTGAACTTGCTTGAGTAGATTCAATAGTAACTAAAGGCCCTGCCGTTGCTCCCTTAACATGTAATACTGGAGCAACCGCAGTATCAGTTCCACCAGTAGTTGAATCACTTTCAACCTTTAGAGTTGTAGCGTTTACGGCTGAAGCATGGTCATTTTTAATATATACTACATTTCTTGTTGAAGTAGAACTTGAATCAGAAATAATGTTCAGCGCTGAACCTGTGGTTAATCCATCCGCAGTAATATCAATTACTTTAGCAGTAGTAATTCCATCAGCAGTAATATCGAAAGCATCGGTAGTGGTAGCCGCAGAAGTAAGAGTTAGTAAACTTCCATCAAAAGTTAGGTTGGCTTCTCCATTAATTCCACCTGCACCATCAGCAGTTGTTACTCGATTATTACCATCGTTTGCTAAAGATGCCCCACCTGCTAATGCTACAATACTAGAAACGGTTACTGATTTAATTACATCAGAACTTCCAGTATCTTGAATTAGAACTTTATCATCAGTAGCAACACTAGCGGTTCCAATACCAGTAATGAATAATCCACTTGATGTTCCCGAAATAGAACCTGCTTCCGTATAAGTATTAGAATTCTCATAACCAATTGATAACTTATTTTCTGTTTTACTAGTAGTAAATGTTTGAAAAGCAACAGTTGAATGAGTATCAGTAGATTGAACTTTAATTAGAGAAATAGGAGTTAGAGTAACCGTTAGGTCAGGAACTACACCATCACTTGTTCCTGCAACTATATTGATTGTCCCTGTTCCGTCACCATCATCAGCAAAGGCTACCCAATGATACAAAGCGCCCGAAGAAGGTTTGTTAATCGTAGTAGCAGAAAGAGCATCAACCGCAATATATTGTCCGTTTGAGAACCCCTTACCTGCCGTTAATGCTACTTGGATATTTGCTCCACTAGTTGTAAATGTATGAGCAAATCCTAATGTTGCTCCATCCTTTAAAGCATAATTGCCTTGAGTCATTGAATGTAATCCTTTGAATAATCCAGAATGAGGAGAATCTATTTTGTCTATCAATTGACTCGTAGGTGTTGCCGATAAACTACTGAGTATTCCGCTATTTGCTACCATCTTATTCTACCTCCAATGTGTATATCACTTCGATTGTGTCTGTTGTTGAAAAGTTTCCTATTGCGTCAAAGTTAATTCTAGAAAGCATAATATTTTCCTTTTCCGAAGCCCCTGTAGCATCGAAGGAAGCACTTTCAATTTCAGCCATTTCTGCATCAGTAGCAACATCACCAAAGAACCCTACTTCTCTAATTGTATATCCTTGAAGTTCAGTTCCAGTAAATGAGCCTCTAAATTCTACTACCTTATCGTCCGAAGAACTAGAAGTAGTTGAAGAATCTGTAGATGCAGGTAATGGAACATCGAGAGTTGTAGAAGTAGGATTAGTTCCACCTCCACCTGTTCCAAGTTTTACTTTTCCTGATGTAGCACCAAAAAATTCTCTTAAGAATAGCGCCATTTTCTTCTTTGTTGTATCCGTTATCATGTTAAATCCTCCTCTCTAATTATCTCTGTTACTGTTTCTTGTGGTCCCATAGTTGTCCCGAAATCTAATTTTCTTGAAGTTAATGTTTGGAATCCTAGTGTGAAAGCATTGGTATCCGCTAAACCTATCCTTCTGATGACTAAACTTAATTCTTTCAGTTTAACGGAGTCAAAGAAATCTAAAGGAGCAGTAGTAGAAGTAAACTGACTTCCTCTAATCGAGGCCGAATTTGATTTATTCAGCATCGACAATTCTGCAAATCTATTTGCTAAATCTTTACGATATGTTCCTACTTCTAATTCTATTAGTCCCTTCAATTCTCTTCTAATTTCATAGACCTTGTAGGTATCTTTGGGAACTCCCTCAGATGGGAAATCAAGAGTAACAATGTCTCCCGCCTTTACAAATTCAATTCCAGTAATCGACATTCTTACAGTAAATCTATCATCACCCTCGGAGTGAGCCTTGAGTAATCCTTTCGCACGATTATCTACATCATCTTGTGAAACAAGTTCCATGTTTACCTCTTCTAAGGTTTTCTTACCAAACTTGTCGATACTCTTGCGGTTTCTCTTAATTGATTTTATTCCGTTACCATATACAATAATTTCATTGTAAAGGTCAAAGGTAGATTTATTTCTAGTTACGCTAATTATCTTCAAATCATTATTTTCATATGAAAGAGTAACATCTCTAAAGTCCAAATCATTACTTTGTTTAATTAAAGATACTCCCTTTTCATCTACTCTAATCTCTTTTTCTTTGTATTTAGCGGCGAAATTAGTAGCATTGAACAAGTCAACTCCTTGGAAATTAGGAGAAATATAGTAGGGATATTCTCTATTATCTGAAATATCATACGATATACCTTCATCAGATAATACATTATTGACTATGTTTTCTACCTCTTCTCCTATCACTAATGTAGAACCTATTCTAGCAGAAGTCACATCTTCTATGTTAACTGGAACATTACTCTTAATGGTAAATATTTCACCAAAAGAAACTAATCCTAATAGCGGTTGCTCGATTTTACCTATTGATAATTTACATAATGGAGTTTCATCATAGTAATTGGTATTGACTCCCATAGATATTTTTTGTTTATTTACTCCATCTGTAAGAAGCATGTTGTATGCCTCTCCATTCTTGAATGTGTTACGATTACCACTTGGGTTAAACAAGTGAGAATAATTCCTTAGAACTGTATATGTATTATTGTAGACATAACCTGTTCCACTGTGATTAGTTCCTCTATATTGCCCTGCTATAGTTAAACTGCTTGTGCTTTCTATGGACTTAACGAAATAATTACCATGTAATAATCTAATTACATCTCCTTCTTGTATTACACTAGAAGTAAACAAACTACTACTAGTGACTGTTGACGATTTATCATTTACTGCAACAGTGCCTATTTCTTTGAATTTTGAATGCCTAGCATCCATATCTACGGCTAAATACATAGACATTGGAGGTTCATTATCACCGATTGTCCCATCATAATTACTCAATATTTGTTCTTCATCAGGACCAGTAAAGTTATTGCTAGAATTAATATTAGTAAGGCTAGGAACATAACCATACATAGAATCGGATTGAGGCATTTTAGTAGTGGAACCTGATAGTTTTCCGATGGATATTTCATTAGGAGAATTAGGCCATAGACAAGTTTCAGCAGGGCGCATCACTCTATAGTTATTGAAGAACTGAACCTCCCCACTCTTATTGTGAGGGATATTATCTATTAATAATTCATGAGCCACTTCCTTTCCTGTTGCGTTTCTTCGATGTTCATGGACATAGATAATATGGTCAGGGTCTACCATACAATCATCTAAACCAGTTGAGCCTCCTCCTGAGCCTCTAAATCCTAAAGTATTACTTTGAGTTGCCGCAGTAGGGGTATTACTAAGAGTAAATTGACTCGCTGAATCTACAGAATTAATAACGAAACTGGCTATTCCATGCCCCTTAACTAGCATTCCTGCTCTCAGTAATTGCCTAATATCTTCATCTCCTGTATATGTTACTACCCCATTAGAATTAGAATAGGCACAATTAGACAAAAAGAAATCTTCTTCAATAACTCTAATTTTAGTAGAGCGCTCACCATCAGTCCCAAAAAGAGGAGAAATATAAGCGGCAGGAATATCATAGGCTTCATCAGCAAGAACTGAACCATAGGTGTTTACGGTTAATTCTCCACTAAAGGGAGCAAAATTCCTTCTAGATGTTTTCTTTCCTTCTTCAGTTCCAAAATTAGCGACTAAATACATTCCAGTTAAATCTACGAAATTAAGCCAAGAATTTTTATCATTATGGTTGAAGTTCCTGTCCGAACTTGAATCATTAGGAGAAGGGGAACTTAGTATTCTTAATACTCCTAAATCCTTATTTGTATTAGATACGTTATCTCTAGATTGTTGATTTATGGAACGGAAGGTGAATACCCCTTCTTGTCTTTCGTTTGCATCAATATCGCCACCAGTAGTATTCAATGTTGATTTACAAATTCCTCCTAAAAATAATTCAGGATGAAAAACACCAAAAACTCCGTTAGCAATATATCCCGTTCCTTGCCCGACATAACTAAATTGATTAGCGTTTTGAGTTAAATCTGAATTAAAATTAGCAAACCCTGATTTCCAATTACCTAGTGTAGTTAAGAAGTTAAATTCATTGCTTTTCTCATTAAAATAAGATGCAGTATCTATATTACCTGCACCATCACCATAAATGGCTTCTGACTTATTGGCATCACTAGTAGCAGGTGCAGATAATCTAGGCCTTGAATGACCGAAATTTTTAGTTATTCCTTGTTGTAAATTTCTAATCAATGTTCTTGCGCCCACTGGTAAATTAGTCGGCAAAGAATCTTCAACAGTATATCCCGCTAAACTAATAACGGAACATCCAGCATACGGATTTCCTCCGTGTTGTATGAATTCTAATACGTTAGACGGATGACTGTATTCTGTATCTATGGTATTATCTACGTTGTAATGCAGTTCATCGTTATTATTCAACGCCACTGCGTTTCTTGAAAACAAGGTAATTTGAGTAGCAGTAACGGCTTTGACTTTTCCTACGGGGTTATTAGAGGGGTCATAAACAACTGAATTAACAGGGAATTTAGAAACGGCATCAGAACTTCCACCTGAACCATCATCTACTGTTATTGTAAATTGATTTTCTGAACTAAAATTACTTTCATTAACTACTACACCACTATTCGCAGGAGTCATTGACCTATTTACTAAATATCTTTTATCTTGCATACTATTAATCGTTAGACCAGTAGAAATTTTACTAGCAGAAGTAGCGTAAAAGGTTCTAAATGCAGGAGGTAAGGCAATTATTGGATTATAGGCTATTTGCGAACTAGAAGGTAAATTAAAGGCGTAGGTAGTATCTCCTCCCGTTGGGTCAGTAGCATTACTAACAGGGTCAATTATTGCGTGGGGACCCATCGCTTGAATGAAGTTTCTAGTGAAACTTCTAAGGAATTTTGGTGATGGGTCATCAGATGAAGGCTCACTAATATTAGCATCTATGTTGGTATCATCGGGTCCTGCATCTGTTTTTTCATAAGCGGCATTGTGAATTGCTAATCCTATTGGTCCGTTTGATGGCCTATTAGGACCATGTGAAGTATGGTTGCTCCCTTCTTCCACTACTCCGTAAGGAATTTGGTAAAACAGATATGGTAATACCCCATTAACGGGATGTCTAGTATGAGGAATTAAATCATAAGTAGTATCCTGACTGGCCGCCTCATGATAAGAGGCGTTCCACATCTGTTGAAGCATATGAGTTTCAGCCTTCTCTGTAGGAGCAGTAAAGGTATTCTTTCCTCCTTTGCCTTTAGTTCGGAATCTAAAGAAAGAATCCCAATAATCTTGTTCGGCTAAGGTAGAAGTTCCATCGCTTACAACGTAAAGATAACCATGATATAATCCTGCACTACCATCTGATTTTATTATTTTACGACTAGCCCCTTCAAGTTCTATGTGATGTTCAAAAGTTAAATTTACATTATTAGCAGAAGAACCAGTAAAATTAGCACTAATTACAAACTCAGTAACATCTGTTCCTTCTGTTCCTGTAGTAATAGAAACAACAGAAGCGTTATCAGGAAATCCTGATATTGTCCCAGTTGGTCTTACTTCCATCCCAATTCTTACATTCGCAGAAGCATCACATGTAATACTAGCAGAGCCATTCGTAATATCACAAGTGTTATCAGTAACCGCATCAGCAGTTCTTTTTACCTTTCCGAGATAATGCCCTGTGCATGTAAATATTTGGTCGCCAGTTTGCAGTAAAGCACTAGGATTATTATCTAAATTAATGATAGTATCACCATCTCCATAAAAAGCACTTAAGAAGTTAGCATCACTTCCCGTTGTTCTCAAAGGTAATCTTTTGAGAGCCTGATACCTACTGTATTCAAAATTAGGAGTAGTCATTTTTGTTATATCAGAAGGTAATCTTTCAGGGTCTATTAGATTGAAATGCCAGTCGTAAGTGCAATCAATTAATCTCATCAACCCAAATCTTTTCATTTCAGATGGAGCAATAGAGGCACTACTAATAGGAATAGTAGTATAATTATCATCAGTTTCTTCTTCATCTTGTAAAGTTCCTTCATAATGTGCATGAGGTGTATTACTATTTGAAAACGAACTCTTAGATTTTAACAACAAACTGTAATCGGAAAAACTTCTACTAATTGCTGTTTCGCTACTAGAATCGTAATTAACAACGCCTGAATATCCAATATGGTGTTTTCTCGACATAGAATCGGGATACATATCGGCGGAAGAAAAGATAAACCATCTTAGTGCTTTAGGGTCAGGCAATTCCCAATGGTCCTTTGCCCTAGTGATTCCATCAAATTTAGGACCAATCCAAGGCGGATGTAAAACGGTTATTTCCTCATAACCCGTAGTGGTCTTTGCTGAACCTCCAACGAATCCTACACCTGCGGTTCCTATCTTAGTAAAGGGAGGCTTCGTAGTATCCATTGTAAATTTACCTGCAACATCAGCGCTTAATGCAGATAATTTAAATGTTCTATTATTGTTTTTATCATTTTGTCCACCTATCTTAACCCATTGACTACCTAAACTCTCTGTAATAGTATCACTGCTTCCTGCATTAGGCTCAATATAAGATGCCGCACTACCTCCTGCATAAGTAATATCATAATCAAAATCGTCAGAGTCGGAGGCTAAGGCTTTCCATTTTCTATATTTTAAAACCGTATGAGGAACAGTGCTATTTTCAGGAGCATCCAAATCTTCTTGCCAGTCCCCTCCTCTGTGATTATCATGTAATCTAGCCATATATCTAGGATAAATACCTACACGATATTGGGTGTGGTCAGGAGTTACAATAGCAGTTCCATGCTTATCGAAGTCAGCAAAGTTACTACCCATAACAGGTCTAAAGTCCCTAGATTCAGGAGAAAGATATTCCAAGAAGAAATTTGGTTTTCTAATACCATTAGTTAACTCAACAGAATCATTGGTATAAGGTTCTAATAAAGTATCAGATGCGCTATCATAAGCCATTCTTGTTATACCCCAAGCAAAATCATTATTGTGATAACCATAAGGAAATTTCATTAATTTATTTTTACCATATTTAGCATCAGATATTCTGTATGCAGTAGCATAACCATTCACTCTACCTTTTTCAAAAGAATAAGTGGTTTTGGGTTTTCCGTCCTTTAATCTCCTACTAACATATGAAAGGTATTTACCCTTCTGCAAACCAAAGTATCTCCATTTGGTATTACCGTATCTATCAATTAAATCAGACATTATAGTTAAGGCTGTAGAATGTGGTTGGTATGCTCCTGCGCTACTTTCTGCTACACTGCCATCAGTAACATAATGGAATAAACCTGAAGCCCACTTGATAGGTTTACAATTACCATCTGCTTCATTAGGACTAGACAATATAGGATTGGTTAGAGTTAAAACTCCTCCTTGACTTAATCCCTGTGTATTTAGGAAGTATAGACCTTGAGTAAAATAGTCGGTTAAAACCGTTATTCTAACTGTTTGGCCACTACTATCATTTGAAAATGAACCAAGACCAGAGGCAGGAATTTTACCACTAGGATGTTTTCTAGTGAATAATATAACTTCGGTATCGTCTTCAAATACATGGCCGATAGAAAACACTCCTAAGTTATCATACATTGAATGAGAAACTAGACCTTCAATTTTAATTCGCATACCTGCTTCTAAACTTTGTAAAAAGGCTTGTGCAGTAGCATCACTACTTTTTATTACTGCGGCATTAAATTCTGTAGAAGCAAATGTTGTAGCGCTTGCATAATTACTAAAGTGTATTCCTGTTCCTGAAAAATATTGAGCAGGAGAAGCATCACCATAATATTTCATAATCTTTTCAGTAGCAGTTATAGTTTTGAAAAGGGGTCTATCTAGAGTAAAGGCTACTCTATCATTTAAAATTCCATCACTAGACCCTAAACTAATATCTATAATTTTACCAAACAGTTCTCCGTTTTCATCAAAGATATAATCTCCCTGCTTTAATTCTTCCATCCAACTAGCCTGTGCTATTTGGAATACTCCATTATATCCGTTTATTTCAGAACTAGTAAATGCCCCTACTTGTAATAGATATTTATCTCTAGAATCTATCGGGTTATCATCTATTCTAGCGAATACTGCGGGACAAATTGGAGCCATTTCTATGATAGTTTCTCGTTCATTAGATGATAAATTAATTACATCATATTCTGTTAATGAATTTACAGTGTGAAAATTGACGTAATTGATTCCATATTTATTGGTAATTTCATCTGCTAAATTACAATAAAAGGGATAATCGTAATCTACACCATCAGGACTGTTAATGCTATATCCTTTAGCCAATGGATGAGAACTACTAGAGGTTCCCACTAAGTCAGTTCCATCTTTAAATGGAGCATAATCATCAGTTAGTGTTAATGATTTTCCACCAGTAAATATTATGCCTTTATCTTTAGTTCCTAATAACGAATTAACCCTTGTAGAATTAAAAGGATTAGCGGAAAGAGATTTGGCTAAACTAACGGTATTACCTTTGATATATTGTCTATAGATGTTAGCGGTAGATGTATCAGCCAAATCTTGTGAATTAGGAAATATTTCACTAGGAGTTTGATAAAAACTACCCATTAGAGTTTCGCCATCTTTCAATCTTGTAGGAATACCTTCTTCAAACAAAATCACGGCAGGGGTAAAATCACCATCACTATCAACATCAGTGATTTTATGCACTCTACCTAAAAATACACCTTGAGTAGTGTATATCAAATCACCCTGTTGTATAGTTAATGTTGTGCCTTGGGTAGTAGTAGATGAAGAGATTTGATTAACTTGAATTTCAGTTGTTCCAACAGGATAAGTTCCATCATCAGTAAAGGTTGTGCCGTGAGTAGTATGGTTATGAGTAGTAAGTTCGACTTGACCAAATGCCGCCATTCTTTCTACTGGACCGACAGTAGAGTAAACAATGTCTTCTGTAAATTTAAAATCTTTATTTACAATAGGCCCTAACAAATCAGAAACAGTATTTCTACCTCTAATTTTTAATTTAAACATTCCATCTTCTATTACCTGCTCTACACTTTCAACAGTCCCTTTGAAAACGGTTCTTTCAATATCAATGGTTCCTGAGAAATAATCTAGATAACTTAGAACTCCTCTTGCATAAAAGTTGGTAGAAGAATCAGACCTATTCAAATCATAACGATAAGCAGAACCGCCGCCATCTAATCCTGAATTTATGGAATAACCGTAAAGGGAAACATTTGAAATTTTATCTAAGTAAGGAGTAACATCTGTTCGATTGAAATTTTCTAAAAATCTTTCATCCTTAAGATGAGTTTGTAGTTTCAAGAAACTATTGTGCTTGTCTCCATATTCTACTTTAATACGATGACCTGTAACTGGGCCTCCCTTTAGGACCAAGTGAATATCATTATTTCTTGAGTGGGATGCCTTTTCTAATTCTATTTCTCCTACATTTAAGGTAGGTCTAGTGTTAGCCCCTGCCCCTGTAATACTATCATTTGTAGGATTAAGAGTTTCAATTAAGGTTTCATAATCTCTAACATTTCTATTCCAATTATTATCAGCAACGGAATGATTACCTGATAAAATATAATTAGTAATTTTAGAATCAATTGGAATATTTGTAAGTAAATTGTCTGCTAAGAACGAATATTTTCTTCTAAATGCTTTTGCGCTAAAAGAAGGAACGGTAGTCATAGCAGTAACGCTAGTTAGAACGTATTCTGTATCCGTAGCCTTTCTCCAACTACGAACTCCCATTGCTTGAGTAGTCCCATTATTAGTTCCTGATGCTTTATTATCAATCTTATCAATATTAAAATGATAAAGAGTTCCATCTATGTTTGTAGTAATGGTATCATTAAGCGGGTCATATCTACTACCTGTAGAGGTGCTACTATTAGGAATAACAGAAGATAAAAGAAATTTCATATCTTTTTGATTACCTAAATTATTAGCCTGTATTGTATCTACTCCTGTTATAGGCACTGAATACTCTACATCAGCAATTGGAAATGTTCTTTCTTTACCTACTGTTTCACTTTCAATAATATGGTTAATTAGAATTGAATCTCCTTCTTTTATTTTCTTAGCAAGAATCTTTTGAGTATCAGCAAATACAATATCTACATAACCACCAGTAGAAGTTACTGATTCATATTCTATCATCTCCATAGCATTAGGAATAATTGTATTTGTAAGTGGAGAATCACAATAATGCATGTATCGTGAATAACCCGTTGTAGTAGAATAAAGAGCATCATCTGTTGTTCTGTTAGCCATTCTAAAAGAATCCTTAAATTCGTTATTTGAATCTACTAATGAGTAAATCTTGTTATGGTCTAAATCTACAGAACTAGCAAGAGTAATAATTTTCTTAGAAGTAGAGGCCACATTGTCTTGTGCGGTAAAATCTCCTGTATCTAAAGTAATAGTATTAGAAATTGATTCTGTAGCACTATCTATACAATAAACATCATCATTTGCCGATGTTGCTGAACCCAATACCGCTATTCTCGTATCTCTCAATATACCATCTATTCCCCAGTTAGTTCCTTCGGTTCCATCTAAGTCGGTAGTAAACGCATCTGCGGCCCCAGTAATAGTATCGTTAGAACCCCCATTATCGTTCAATCTAACTGCGGTATTAGAATAACTTCGATAATTTACTGCCGCAGGATTGTCTGCCTTATACATCATATCTACTAAGGTAGCCTCCATAGTAAATGGCCCATAATCTACAATATGTGCTTCATACTCTTGGTCGGTAACAAAGGTAGAATAAGTGTAGATATGGGCTGAACCAGTCCACGATGAACTTCTAAGAATATATCTCGTAGCAGGTTCTAACCTGTCTTTTCCATTTAAGAAATAAAAGAATGGTCGAGATACATGGGTGTTAATATGATGTCTTATACTAGAATCTGTAGCCTGTAAACCATAAGCACAAGCAACTAATGTTTGATTATCTGAATCTATCTTAGGTAGATTAGAATCTAAAGAAGAAAAGACCGCAAACTTAGTATCTTTAGGAATATCTACACCTAATGAAGGACTAAATTCTATTCTATCTCCAAAAACATCATCCTCTAATATCTCAGTAATTTTAGCAAAATGATGTTTATTTCCATCGTCAGAATAAACTAACACCCATAAATGGTCAATGTTTTGTTTTAAGAATACTTCATCATTAGCGTAACTATCAGGGGTAGTATTATTGAATCCTCTAACAACAGTTAAATCATTAGAACTAATATTGGTGATAAGCATTTCTTCATTTTTAACAATAATAATATCGTTAATCGAAAGACCACTTGCACTAGTTACTGCAACAATAGTATCAGTAGCAGTTTCACTTCCACTTAATGTAGTTAAATGTGAAATAAATCGCTGTCCTGTTTGGGACAAAAAATCAAACGTCTTCAATTGGTTTCCTGAAGTAACTGATAGATTCGATAAATGGTCACTAATGGTAGTAGAATTAGGATATACTCGATTTACTGCTGAATAAGTTTGAGTGGTAAAAGATAAACCGATTGTTCCATTACCTGTTGGTGCATTTGATAGAACTAAACTAGTGCCATCTGTTACTGAACTCACTGTAGTATTATCAGGTATTATTCCACCAGTAGGTCCTACGGACATTCCTGCAACTATACCTGTCGTATCCCCACTACTTATCGTAGTATTTCCACTGCTTACTGTAAAGGTTGTAACTACTTGATGTGATTGATTGATTCCTTTAGTTACATTAGCCATTGTAACATTATCTGCTTTGTGTATTTCATAACTATTAATTGATTCATCAGCAGTAAACGCAGTAAAGTTAGCAAACGCTTCTCCCATCGTTCCTCTAGTAAGTAGAGGATTTAGAGGGGTTTTGTAAAGCGCCTTATCGAATATATTGTCTAGATAATTAGCCGAAGAAGAAGTTGATTTTCCACTTACTACCGTTTGAGCGCTAGTGCTTTCGACATTCCCTTTACCCATAGCAAAGACACCAGTAAAATTACCCATGCCTTTGGTCATGATTCATCCCCCTCAAATCTAAAGTAAACTAGAGTATTTCTAAAGTTAGGAACAAGAGTATCAATACTATTGAATCTATCTTTGTATCCTCTTGTAATAGCAAATTCGTGCATTTCTCCCATGAACTGTGAACCTCTTCTAATCTCTAAACTGTCGTTACCGTTAGAGCCTAAGAAGCAATCGGTAGCGTTTAATTCAAATTCAGAAAAGTTTACTGTTGTCCTAATTGTAACATCTGTTAAAGTGCCGCTAGTATGAGGTCCACTAGCAATACTATTTATGCAATTGATAGAAAAAGTGTTATCTGTTATCACTGTAACTTTCCAAACTCCATCTAAATTAGTAACTCCTGTTCCTTCTAATTTAATCCAATCGTTTGTAGCCAATCCATGATTATCTTGAGTAGTAACTGTAGCAGTTGCGGATGAACCTGTAATTGAAGCAAATCTAATTTTACCCTCACTAAATATTTCAGTATCTAATTCTTTACCATCTAAAAATAAACTAATACGATTAGCATTATTATCATAAGCCATAGCAAGATGAAACGGTCTTAAAACATAGGAGGCTTCTTTCCATGTATCCCCCAATAGATGTGCGCCGTATTCATCTGAATCAGCCAAACTATTACCACTACCATCTACTATCTTTAGACCATTAGTAAATCCAGTATCAGGTAATGAACAGTATAATGTTCTAGAAAACATTTCTTCTTCATTTGAGGAAATTAAATAGTTAGCATTAGTAGCCCCAGTTAAGCCGTATGAATCTAAAGAAGTAGTTACTGGGTTATTACCTCTAACTACTGTTATCTTATTTTTTTCTATACTTCTTATTTCCATAGGTTCCGAATCATTCCAAAGAACCCCGCCTATACTTAATTTACTAGCATCATCAACATGAATAATAGTTTCAGTGGTCGTTCTTATTGGTTTAGTTAGTTTACATTTAGCCATAGAAACCACATCGCTTCTATTGGAAGAACTATTTACACCAATATTAGCAATATATCCTAGATATGTAGGTTGTTTTCCATGTTCCAAAGAAGCAGAATATACTCCCGTAGAACTAGATTGAGCATATAAATTACATCCTTTCCAAATATGCGGAGACATATCTAGATTACCAGTATCAATACTTGTTGAATCATATTGGTAATATGCCCCTGCACCATCGTTAAATGATAATTGATAATGTCTTGTTTGAAAATGAATCGCTACAGTATCAGTAGCGGCGGCTACAGTTTCAGCAGTGAATAGATTAACACCTGAAGTAAACGGCTCTAATTCTATTACTGTAGTGCTAATTTTTTCTTTGACTTTGTAATGACCGTCATTCTTTGTTGAGCCAATTACTTTGATGTAATCTCCTGTGTTTAATCCTGCGGCAAAGGTAGTGTTTTGTAAAGTGATTTTATTTCCATCTGTAAGTGAACCATCATACTCTCCAAATAGAACAAATGTTACCGCACTAGATATTGTTACCGCATTATGATAAAATCTTTCAGCGTATATCTGATTAGAACTTGTATTGATTTTCTTATGGTATCTAACTACATCTTCTATTCCAAAGTAAACAGGTCTACCAAATACCTCATCAACCGATTCTGTTTGTTCTACTGTCTTACCAAAATATTCTTCATTAGCAGTAATAACAGGAACAGCGCTTTGGACGGTAACTGTTCTAATATGACCATGCCTATCTTTACCTTTAATTACACAACCTAACTTATATTCAGCAGGTTGATTCATTGTAGTTCTAGTCATATTCTTTAGATAGAACTGGCATGTTTCATTATGAAATATCGTCATTTTATGATTGATACGATTATCGCCATAAACCTCAGCATCAACGGCGTGAGTAGTAGCAGTAGTTCCATTTTGCGCTCTAGCAACTACAATGGTTTTAGACGTTGATATACTTACAACTTCCATTTGTTCATTACCTATTCTAATATTGGTTCCGCCCACTATGTTGTCGATATTAGATAATGTTAAAGTCGTAGCAGAATCATTTACTGCAACGGCTAAATAAGCAACAAGTTCATGAGAAAAGTATGCTGATGTTCTAGAACTGTTACCAGTTCCTAATTGCCCTCTAGGAGAATAAAACTTATTCAATGGTAATTCTAAAGATGCGCTATTATACTTTGTAGCAAGAGTAGGTGTTCCTCCTCCTGAGATGTAATCAGCAATTAGACGATGACCAAATCCGTTTACGTCATAAGGAGTTATGATTCCTTCTATTGTAAACGAATCAGCCAATGACCATAGACCATATTTTGCATCGTCATCATCAGCAGTTTCATCAATTTCAATACCCGCATTATTTTGAGCATCGCCCATTGCACTTTCAACATAAGTAACATCAGGTCCTTTAGGAATATGCTTACTATAATCTAAATGAACATAGCCATCTCCCATAATAGGAAAGACCAACGCCTTTTTATTACCAGCATATATTCTATAGTTAGACATAATATCACAAACTTGCAAAGGCTATTTCAAACTGTAAATTAAATTCAACAAATGGTTGGCCTCCTACAAGTGTAGTATCGAAGGACCTAACGAATCCAGCAACTCCTTCTGTAATATTTACAGCAGTGTTAATCGGTTTAGGAAAACTAGAAATTGGTAAACTAAACTTAGCATCTAATTCTGATGCACCCTTATCTCTAACTCCATAATTGAAGGGAACTAAGGGAGCATCTTCTACTGAGGTTTGAGAGCCAACAGTAATGGCTTCTCCTGAAGCGGTTTCATCATGGTAAGTCCAATTAGGACCTACTCTAGAAGGAATTAGAATATTTAATTTGTTTAGATTCTGATTAGGTTGCATGAATGATGAATCAACATAAGAGTGTATTAGTTGGGCTACTTCTTGTGCGGTCATAAAAACAGTGCATCTCTTTCCATCAGCATCCGTGTATGTATTTGAGGAATCTGTAGGGTCTACTTCACTTTCAGGCAAATCGTTTGCAGAAAATTGTTTTGTGATATTCTGTTCAGTAATAATTCCGCTAAGTTGAATTGACTTTGTGGCCATACCCAAATCAAGTCCTAGAGAAACAGATTCACCAGTAGCGATACCAATAGCAGGTGTAGGAAAAGACATGATGTTTTTAGCAGTGGATATACTTACATTGTCGCATTTAAGAGCAATACGATTTGAAGAAAATGAATCCATTGTAGAGGTATCAGGAGAATCGCTAAACGAACTTCTAGAACTTAAATCAAGAAAGACGTAATGGACATTATCGGGCGACTCAGTTGGCATATCTAGAACCTCACATTAGTAGACGAAGAGGTAGTTCTATTTATTTCGGTGCTAACCATTCTACCTATCTTCTTTGCAATATCTCTTAACTCACTATCAGACGCACCTAATCTTCCATTGACGTTAACACTGATATTATTTGTAACGCTCCCTCCCATCATTGACTTAGTGGTATCGTTTGAATGAATTCTTGTTCCTCTTGGAAGATTAATTAATTCGGGACCTCTTTCACCAACCATCGACATTCCTCCTTTACTAATCCCTCCCATATGGAAAGGATTGAAAGCATCCTTTAATTTTGCAAATTCTCCTGTAATAAAATTAATAATCTTATCAATGAATTCTCCTCCCTTAGTTAATAACATTGGAAAGAAATCATTCTGAACATATTTAGCAAATGATGATATTGCTCCTGCCACTGTGTCCGTCCAAAACTTCACTGAAAGTATTTTTTTAACTCCTGCTATTACACCCATTATAACAGTAACATATGTTTTAATTACAAACGCAACATACGCAATCGCTAATCTAATTACTAATTTTACTGCTCCTTTAAGGACGCTCCATAATATCTTGTATAATCCTTTATACAAACCTAATATTCCTTGGAAAAGTTTAGTGAATCTTTCCTTTAGTGTTCCTCCACCAAAGAATGCTTCAAAGATTAGAATGGCCCCACCAAACATATCTTTAATTCCATCAAATACTCCTCTTAGAGCATCCATCAAAGTTTCCATTACTTGCGCTTTTTCAAATATCTTTTTGATAACAACAAAGGCGAGTAATGCTCCTACTAAGAACATGATAAAATACATTGAATAGAGCATAGCCATCTTCATTACTTTACCTATAATTGAAAAAATAGGAGTAATCTTTTTCATTAAAACTGCTCTAGCGCCGCCCTGTTTTTTAACATACGCCTGTCCTTCTGAAATTTTCTTTCTTAATCCCTCAAAGCGTTTACCTTCAGGCCCTTTCTTGCTATCTTCCTTAAGAAATTTGAATCCTTTTGAAATATTCTCAAATCCTAAACCAAAGGTCATGAATCTCTCAGTGCCTTTTCCTATGAATTTTAAAACTTTAATTCTCATTTCATGATGTTTCTTTGCGTCATCGGCTCTTTGTTGTAATGCGGCCCTTAGTTGGCCCATACTGCCTTCATCTATTCCCTTATCACCCAATCTTCTTACACGACTACTTGCTATCCTCTGCCCTCGTTCCGCTTTCTGTCGTTTCTCAATTAATTTAGCCATAGGACCTGTTATCGCTTTACCCGTTTTAGAATCTATTCCTTTCTTAAGTTCATCTTCCGAATAAGTTGTAGTTAATTTACCCATTTCTTCCTTTATCTTTTCTAATTTCTTATCGGCTTTTATTTTCTTTTGAATTGCCGTTTCATATCTTGTTAGGTCTTCATTGGTAAACTTTGTTTTTCTTAAGAAACTCTTATTTCTTAATCTCTCTTCTCTTTCTAAGGCTTTCTGTAAGGCTTTACCCTCGGCTTTTAGATTGTCTTTTAATTGTTCATGGGTGGCTTCATATGCGTTTAATGTCCTTGCTAATGCTAATTGTTTTGCCTTTTCTATTTTCTTAAGAGCCTGTTCCTCGGTATCTCTAGCATCTTCCGTTGCCGCCTTTAGAGCCTCAAAGGTATTTTTGTATTCTAAATTAGATTCAATTAATTTTTTGTGGTTATTTGCCTCTCCCATTAATTTTAATTGTTTTTCTACCTGTTCTATATTGTTAGTCAATTCGCCCATAGCAAGTGCTTGCTCATTAGCGGCCTTAGTTGCTTCTTCGGTTCTACTCTGAAAACCATCCATAACTTGTCCTACGGCTCTAACATAATTTTGCAATTTCCATAAAGGACTACCTGATAATATGCGACTAAACATAGTCCATTTTTTACCATAACCATCTACGTTATTAGCGGCCTTAGCAAACTTTCTAGTGAAACTTTCTGTTGTTGCATTAACTGTTTCTTGGGCCTTTACCAAAGAATATAACTCCGCAGTAGATTTTTTGGTTTCTTCAGTGCCATCACTTACTGCTTCGTTGTTAGCCCTTTGTGCAACTACTCCCTTCTCTAAAGCCTGTAACATTTTTTTGTTGTTATTGATTAAATGTCCCATTGCTTTATGAGTTTTCATTGTGCTTTTAGTCATAGATTCTAACATCTTTACGACTGGCTCAATATTTTTAGCAAGAGGGGCTAACTGCGAATTTATATCAGCCAATGAACTCATTTAATCACCTCTTAGCCTTCTTCATTTCCTTATCTATCTCTTCGGCCTTGTATGTCTCCACTTCTGCATGAACCATTAACATATCTCTAACCAGCGATGCTGGCATTTGATATACATCCAATGGGCTTATCCCTAATGCCTTAGAAAGGCTATAAACGGTAATTAGAGATACCATTTGAGGGTCGGATTTTCTTCCCCTTACTGCATCTCTGATTCTTCGTTTTTTGTATCATCCCCTGTTAGTTCTTGAAGGGGATTAGGTAGAATGTCTTTTAACTGAGAACCAAGGTAAGGACTCAATCTAATCAAGTCCATCTTACCTAATGAAGGCTCTGTCTTTTCTACAAAGTTATCAATCATATAATGATATAGATTATTCAAATCAATATCCATATCGCCTGTTTTTGGATTAACTTTCATGACGGAAGCCATTGCCGCTTCTACTTGTAGCCATGTTGGTTCTTTAATCCATATTTTCAGGTATTCTTCGCTATTCTCAGCAATTCTGAGATAGTATTCTTTCGGTTGTGTTGCCGCAAAAAGCAACGCTTTATCACTAACTATTTTCTTATTTTCTTCTAACATTTTATCCACCTTTCTTACCAACAAACATACAAACGGTGTTGGTGGAATCTAATATCACTCGGAAGTTTCTGAACTCTCTTTTTCCTCCGATGATTCTTGGGCTTCAATCTCCGCCTTTCTTTGTTCTTTAGCGGCCTGTCTTTCAGCCTCTTCTGCCTTGGCTTTTTCTTCTTCTGCTTTAGCCTGTGCTTTAGCCGCTTTTTCCTGAGCCTTTTTCTCGGCTCTTGTTTTCTTAGCCTCTTCTTCTTCGGCTAATCTTTGAGCATACAATCTCTTTTTCTCATATTTATCCATTCTAATCACCCTTGTAGAACCCAGTGAGTTTTAACTTCACACTTACTCATTGTTCTCGGCATAACAGTGCCTTCAATTGTAATTGGTCCCTTATCATCAGGAACAGTAAGAGTAGCAGTGCTTAGGAAATAATCTTGGAAGTTTAGCAAGATTTGTTCTCCGCTATCTTTATCGAATTGTAGAACAATCTCATTTGTTGAACCCAAATCTTCAGCATTATTCAACAATTCTTGGAATAACTTATCATCAGTAACTAGAGCAGTAAAGGCAATCTCATATGTCCTTTGAGCAGGAATAGCATTCTTAATCGCTTTACTAGAAACACCAACATATCTTTTATCTTGTAGATTGTTATTAATCGTTAAAGAGAGATTGGTAATCTTTAGGAAGGTTTGACCAAAGCAACTAAACAATCCACTAGAGAAAAAGAACGGTTCTAATCCGCCATTTGCTCCTGTTCCTGATGGGTAGTTGAATAGAGATGTGTCTGTCCCTACATTATTTCTAGGAGTGTAAACTTGTGTTGTAGTCAAATCATTAATGTAATCAACCGTTCTAGTGTTAAGGTCCATCGTCATTTTAACTTCTTCATTCTCGTTAGCAGTTAGAGTAAAAGTGTTTACTCGATTACCTCTAGCAATTCTAACAAGGGTTTCTGTTTCTGTAGCGACTCCTTGAGTAGCAGTTACATTTGATGTTTTAGCAATACTGTGTTCTAAAGAGAAAGAAGGCAAATCAGTTCCATTAGCCTCTGAGAATTCATAGGTAATAGGGTTTTGAATTACACCTGCCGCAGTAAAAGTAGGAACAGTTAGTTTGTTCAAATTACTATGAGTATCTATACTATGAATAACTGGGGGTAATAATTGAGTATCTTCTCTAGACCTGTAAAAAATTGGCCCTTGATTAAGATGAGCAGTTTCAAAAGAACCACCGTGAGCAGTAGAAGAAGTATCTCCTGTATCAATGTAAACTTGGTCAGTTGTTCCCGACTCTGCTAAGAACAAAGATTGAGGAACAGTAGAACCCGAAGCAGAAGTGTATTTTGCACCAGTGCATTTACCTAATGCATAATACAACCATGTTCCTTGATTAGCAATTAATCCAATATTACCTCCACTTGCGGTTTCAATTCCTTTGTATTGATAACTAAAGTTTCTACTACCTCCAAGTGAAAGATTCATCTGTTTCATCTCTATCTCAGTATTTGGGAAAGTAGCAGTTTCTACAAGGCCCATCCAGTTATCAGCGTTTAACTTTAAAGAATTTGAACCTATTCTAGAAGCAGGACAAGGTGTTCCATAAGGATGAATATGGAAAAAGTCAGAATCATCAGAAGCAAAAGTAATAGAGGGAACTGGACTTACTGTAAATGTTGTAGTAGTATTGCTAGTAATAGTATGCATAGTAGATGCATTGCTATCGTCAGCATTAAAAATTTCTACTGTGCATCCCTTATACAAATCAGGAACTAATTCCATCGTTGTAAAAGGAGCCAACGGAGCAATTATACCCGTTGCTTCTGTTGATGCGCTTTCATCTATAAATCCACTTAGCGTCAATTCTGGAACAAACGCTATGTTTGCTTGGCTTCCTACAAATATATCTTCATTTACGGTCATTTTCTTTCACCTTTTTTTACTTACTTACACGGCTACTGCGAATTTCTTCATCGTCACATTTACTTTATACCCAAATAATCTCTTTGCTTTATTATTGGATTCTGTTCTTCCTCCTAATATGATATGATTCATTTTTAATGAGTCGCCGTTAATTGTAACTGTTGCTCCTTTCCTCTTTGCTTCTAAGGTGTGCCTAAGCGACTTATAAAGTGATTCCAATCTATCATGTGCAAAGATGTTATCTGCCGCCCTAGTGTCTCCTCCGCTAATAGTCCGTATATGGCAAGTTATATTATATATTTCATTGCGAACATCCCAAGAAATAGTAGGATATTCTATATCTTGACCATCTTCAAACACTATAATTAGGTCTGAAGAAGTAGCCCCACCAATTGCAGGACTAGTTTGATTTAACAAACTATACTGTCTAGCCTGTCCTCTACTTACTTTACCCGATGTTCCATCAGTAGAACCGCCCGAAGATAAATTACGAATATCAAGAATTGTAGGTTTAACTCTATGACTACTGGATATACCTAGTGTATTCTGCATAACAGAAGCCGAAGGCCAATTGTCTCTTAACAATTGAACTAGGTATGTTACTTCATCCATTATAAGCCACTTTCCTTAACTATCTTTTCTAATCTTGCGATTACTTCTTTTTCTACGGCTTCTGCCATATACTTCTCAATCTCTGCATCTGAATAAGTATAGTCGCCTAGACCACTTTCTTCAAATAATTTATTCCTTTCTTCATACATTCTCTGTATTTGTTTAACCAATTTCATTACTTCACTCAATCAAGAACACCCCTTCTTTCTTTCCATCCACCATTGCCATTGCTTCTTTTCTCAGAATATCATATTTTTCCTTTACCGAAATTTGATTATCCGATTCTGTAATAAGAACAGTAGCATCATCGGAACGAAGAATCTCACATGCTACAAGTTTAGTAGCCGCATCAGTAATCTGAGCAGGGACAGTTCCACTACCTGCAAAGTAAGTTGCCCTTATTGAGTTAAGATGAATATATGGAAACTTATCCCTAAAGAAAATTCTACCTTCTCTACCAATTTTCCACCAATCATCCATTCTTCCAGTATCTTGTTTATCAGTAAATCCACTAACACTTATTCCATGTTCATTTGTGGTAGCCGAATTACCATTCAAATAAATAGAACAACCTGCACCGTCATCACTCGGAAGTAAAGAAGAAATGAGAACCTTATTTGAGTCCTCAGAATCCAAACAAGCGTAAAAGAAATCAGAAACCTGCTTTGCTCCTGTAGAATCTGTTTGACCCTTTGCCTGAGTAGCACCTGTTAATGACGCAGTTTTAGATGGATACTTCTCATTGATTAATGAAACAAGTTCCTCTGCGGCAGTTTTGTTGCCATAAGTAGTATCGAATCTCGAATTGGTAGTTCCTGCAAGTAAATTGAATACTAATCCGCTATTAGGTAATCGAAGATTAATTGTAGTTGTTCCGCTAATCATTGATGTATAATCATTCATTGTTACTGACGCTTCTGCACCACAAATGTTAGTCCATTTGTTACCTTCCCAAATATCTAAACGAATCATCTTAGAAATACTGTGTCTATCTAACTGAACAAACCCGATATAATCACGGTATCTACCAATTGCATAATGACCTACACCAAAAGTAAAATTATGATATTCCTTTTCGTAAAGTAATCTTCTCCAAGATGTTTTGGTTTTACTATCAATAAAATCCTCTATTCGTTTAATGAACTCTCCTACCTCTGAATGCATAGGAGTAGTGTTAGCAGAAAATGGAGGAATTTGTAATAGTTCTGCTACCTTATCGGCAGTAGTATAATATCCTCTACCTAATGAATAATCGGGATTAATAACAGTAGTATCAGAAGGCGATTTATACTGAGACATTTATCATGCCTCCTTAGCAACTGGTATTTTTGAAATAGCCTCTTCTAATTTTTCTAATCTAGCCTTTAATAGATTTAGATAATATTTACGAGCCATATTGATTTTATCTGCTGTAAACTCACCTGCTCTACCTGCCGTCATTCCTGCACGACCAAGACCTCTAACCCTTTCAGTTTGACCAGTAGTAGCCGCCATTGTAGTTTTAGGTTTTAGAATAGCCGTTTTGATTTTTCTCCAAACTGTTTTGATTTCAACTAGGTTATTCAATTCGTCCCCTTCAAATTTAGGAATTTTTTCACCCTCATCATCTAATTTAAATTTACCATAATTAGGATTATCTTCGGTATCATAAATGGTTTCAGGTTCTCCTTTTTCATTTGTAATAGTGGTTGGTTTTCTGATAGTTCTTCTATCATCTATCTCATACAATTTTTTTTCCGATATTGGTTTAAGAAGAATAGTAAGAGTCATAGTAAAATCATATAGAATATCCTTATCCAATATATCTCTAGGAGTGTTCTTAATTATGATTCTCTCTAAATCCTTCTTGTTTTCAAATATAGAATCAATCAATATGTTTCCAAAATTTTCACCTTCATCTTTTAATGCTAAAGTCCCCTTTAATCCATCGGAAATTTCTACTATAGAAGAATCGGAATCAGGAGATGTTCTAGGCTTTTTTGGTTTATGCAAAGCAACTTCTATTCCTAATTTTTCATACCATTTTATTTTACCGTGTTCTTCTTCAGGAGTATCAGAGCGCATATTAAATTTCAGAACTATTTTATTTTCAGGACTGTTTTCATCATAAGTAAGGAACTCTTTTAATTTTGCTTTAGTTTCAGTGCCGAAAACAGCATCTTGAAGCCTCTTTTCAAAATCTTTTAGAGTATATTCCTGTTCTAAAGCATCTTTTTCTTTAAATGGAGTAATCAATTGTTCTGTCTTAGGAATGTTTCTTACATCCTTTAATTTATAATCTTCAGGAAATTCGTCTAAATTCATATGTTCTTTTAATTTGCCCAAAGGAATATCTGTTACCAATTCCTTTAATGAAGCATTCATTAATTTATCAAGAGTTTTCTTACTAGTTTTTTTCAAATACTCTTCTGTCTCTTTAGTATATGATTGTCCTCTTTCCTCTAGCAGTTCGTCCTGCTCATCTAAGATTTCATCTTCTAATTCATCAATTTGATTCTTCCTATCTTGTTGATAAGGTATGAGAATATAATCTCTAAAGGACTGATAGAATCTACTATCGCTGACCTCTTGAAGAGTGCCGTCATACCATATTAGTTTCATTTAAATCACGCAAGCCACTTAGCCCAAGCCGCACCCTTTTGAATCATCTTACCTAATCCTAATCCACTATTAGGAGGAGAGTAGGTCGCTTGACCAGTAGCAGGGTCTATCCAGTATGGATTATTGTAATTATCATAACCGCTAGGAGGAACAGGATAACCACTTTGATTGGTCATTGCACCTTGTCCCATAGCCATGTTTTGATTCATGTTCCCCATCATTGGTTGACCTTGAATATTAGCAGGAGTATTGTTTTGCATTTGTGGTTGTCCTCCCATTGCTGGTTGTCCTCCCATTACTGGTTGCCCTCCTCCATCTCCAAAACCTTGAGCCTCTAAATACTGATTCTTTGCCATTTGTCTTTGATATACAACCTCTTGATTAATTGAAGATTGTAAAATCTGTTGAATATCTAATTGAATATTTTCTTCTGTAATTCTTTCATACTCAGCAAGACATGCCTTTTCTAGAGTAATATCTCCTTGAGTGGCTTCTAATTTAAAATGCAATTTAGTTAGCATCCTACTCATTACTCTTTCAATAACATCTTCCAATAGTTTCTCATAAGAGGTAAAGAAGGCTTCACCATGATAAAGTAAAAACTCTTCAACATGGTTATCTTGTAGAGTCAAAAGGTTATTCATAGCCTTGAAACTCTTATCGTTGTTTTGGCTCATTTGGCTCGCTAAAGCACTGTTGCTTGTTCCTAGTAATCCCATTATTCATCACCTATTAATTCATCAATCTGTCCCATCTTACCCTTTAGTTCCATTAGTAGTATCATTAGTTTTTCTTCAGCAGTAGTCGTATCCGCCTTCGGGGGTTGTATTTCCCATCCCTTAGAGGTTAATGAAATTATATCCTTCTCCGTTAAAGCAGTAAGCGGCCCCCTACTTATTACATTCGGCATTCTTGCTTTGGGAATATACTTTTTGAACTCTAATCCATGTTTTTCAGCAATCAATTGTTGCTCTAACATTTCCATCTGTTTGAACATAGAAGAATGTTTAGGACAATAAGTTCCTCTTAATGGTCTACCCTTATGAACATGAGATAATGGAATAGGAGGTCTAAGTGTATCTCCTGCGTCCCACACATGATGAACTCCACAAACTACACATCTATCTTTAATGTTAAATTTATAACCGTATTTTACCAACAATAGGCTTTTCTTTTCAGGCATTAATACCTTGGTTATCTCTTTCATTTGTTTCTTAGTATCAAGAGATTTATATTCAAAATTAATAATGGGTCCTGCGGCCCTAGCAGAGTTCTTCATTCTTAATGGGTTAATCATTGTATTATCATTACCGATTATATTCGGTGTATATATTGCCGTCATTTTATCAATACTCCTTTATCATAGACATTATTCCTCGGTAAACCATTTCGGGGTCTGACTTGGCAGATACGATGTATTTGAAACATGGTATTCCCTTATCTTGTAACCGTTGCATACCGAGCCTGAACGGTTCAAAAATTGGATGTTTCTCGATAGGTCCGTTGTGTTCATATTTATCCTTCCATAAATCATACTTGTTAGCCCATATGCCTACTGCGATTGGAAAGTCCTTGTCCTTCTTTCTTTTAGTTTTACCCTTTCCTAATCTCCAAAAATCATCACAAATCGTATCTACTAAAAATTGCCAAGAGAGTTGATGTTCTAAATTATAGGCTTCTGATAAATGGCGGTCATCAATCATGAATATAAGATATTTTACCTTCCTTTTCATCATATCGTTTTTCCACGCATCCCAGTAATATGATTGACCTCCTACATCAGCAGTTTTGATTGTCCTACTATCTTTATCTATTTTTACTGTTTTTCTAGAGGCACGATGTAAACCTTCTGTTCTATTCTGAATAACTGGAACTTCTCCTCTAGTTCTTAACTGTCGATGAAGGGTTGTTTTACCCGCCTTACTAGCACCATACACTCCAAAATTTATAGCATGAATTCTTTGGTAAAGGCTCATAGCCGCTTCTGCCGCTAAAATTGAAAAGCCTGTTAAAAGCGTAGCCATACATTAGTCCCACCCAATTAACTCCTTAAAACCATCAATTGCCAACCCAAGTAAATCAATACCGAATGAACCCATGATGTTACCGACCAAAAAGAAAAACACCGTAGAGCCAACGCCCCATAACCAGTATCTTACTTTTAGAAAGAAAATATCGGCAGAATGCGCTCTAGATAAATCGTATGCTAACGACTGTTCATCTACTCCTAAGAGCCTATCTAACATTGGACATCACCTTCATTCTAGTGCTTGAAGGAATGTTTCAGATACCTCATCATAGGGGGATTGTGGGCCACTGTAGTAGGTTAGATTTTTACCTTTCATGGATTCTCTAATCTTCTGCTTTTGTTGCTCATCTCTTTGTTTCTTTTCCCAATACATATCTATCTTTCGATTCAATAACCACATTTCAAATCTATCATTCACTGCTAAATCAAACAGTGCTTTCTGTAGCATTATTACGCCTACAGTAATCAGTCCAAACAATATTGCATGTGTAACCGCAGTAAACGGTAATTGGCCACCATATGCAGAATAGAAATAAACATTCATTCCGCACATTGCGCCTACATACATTATCGTCATTATTAGCCTAGTATCTTTATTGATAGCCGCCATTATATCCCTCTCAATTAAATTCAACGGTGAATACTTGACTGGTTCCTGCCGCAACAGTAACATCTGCATATAGTCCGTTTCTGAAAACTACACCATGCATATCTGCTTCCGCAGAACCATTAATCAAACTGTTAGGGTCCATTCCTACAATCAATTGGCCAATAAGGTTACTATTTGCTTTCGCCCCTGATGAAGCCACATCATACAGTTTGATGTAAGCAACGTCACCTGCACCAGTTACCATTCCGTGAACGCTAATCAATTTGCCCTGTCCAATCGTTATTTGAGTATCAGCAGTAATAGCATTACTACTCCTACATCCACCTATTCCAGTCATCCGCATTACCTCGTTAAGAGATGCTAAATACTTTCAGCGTATAAGGTTACTCATCAGCAGAAGTTTCTTCTGAGGTTTCCTCAACAGGGGTTTCAGTAGCAGATTTTGAAGAAGTCAAAGTAGATTTGACTGTCTCTACTGCTTTCTTTGGAACCTCTGCCGCTTTCTTTGTTACGGACTTCTTAGGCATCAATGCTGTCTTTACTGCTTTAGGCTCAACACTAAGTTTTTCTCCCATTTCAGTAAGCAATTCTTCAGGTAGGTCTTTGAAATCTGCATCAGTGAATTCCACTAGAAAATCAGGGTTCTTCATATACATAACTGCAATTTGAGAATTAACTTCTTGAGTAACCCCTGCTACGAATCTAATGTTCTGAAAAACAAAAGAAGATACACCATCTCCTTGTTGTTCATCTCTAGGTAATAGAGTTAGTTTAGCCAAGGTATCACCCTCAAATTAAACCGTAAACTCTTAGCCTAAACTGCATCCCACTGTGGGTATTACCATCAGTTTGTTCTGCTGGTGTGGCTTGTAGAGCGTCTACTATCAACATAGTGAATTGAGTAGCACTAGTATATCCACCACCAGTTGTAGTAGTTCCATCTATTACAAAGGTCGGATAGAACTTCACATTCGCAGTTCCAGTATGAGTAACTGCGCTAACGGTAGATAGTCCAAAGTCAGACGCACTGAATACAACACCTGCTGAATCATAAGTAGAAACATCTACGAAAGCATCAACAAAGTATTCATCGCCCGAAACTCTAGGAGCAGTTGCTCCTTTATGGTCAGCCAAGATATGAACTTCAAATACTTCTTCGGTCACTTAAAATCACCTCACTTCAAGTTGGTGATTTTTCCTTGTCCCTTAAAGAAGGTGCAACCAGTTTCACCCATTGTTCTGTAAAGACCTCTGTTACCTAGGACTCCAACACCGAATGGGTTTCCATGAGAAATACCGTCCTCAAAGTATTGGGTAGGCTTCATTGTAGCAAACCATAGATGGTCAGTGTCTAGCAATAGCATGTCGGATAGACCGCTTGTTGCCGCACCTGTCTTTGGCATGTCCTTACAAGGAATTAGAGGAATATCGTAGTATGTTGCAACTCTGAATCCAACTTCTGCACCCTTTACGCCCTTTACACCGTTATGGGTTGGAATAACTTCCTTAGCGTCCATGAATCTTTCTTGGCTCTGTAGCAAGTCAGACAATGCTTGAATGGTATCGTATCCAGTTAGGATAACCTTTGGAGTTCCACCATTCAATCTTAGGTTCTGAATAACATCGTTAATGATGCTTAGAGTTAGAACACGACCCGCAGTAGCGTAAGATGCACCGTAGTTAACAACCGAATCCATGAAAGATGCGCCTGTTGCTCTTGAGGTGTTACCGTAAAGAGTTGTTACATCAGCGTCTAGGTCAGCAATAGCAGATGAAACGCTTGAAAGCCTATCAAGTTCACCACCGCTATCGGACAACTCATCGTTACTGCTAACAATCTTCAATAGAGAAGTATAGTTTTCACGAATTCTTCCGCTTGAAGTATCTGCTCCAAGTGTATCGTAGTTCTCAAGAGGCATTACTAGCATAACCGACTGAGATTCTGCGTGGAATTTACCCATATCCTCACGAATGAGTTTACGAATATCTCCAACACCATCATCAATCTTAGCCATTTCAGCCGCAAGTTCGGAGTAATCGAACATATGAGCGACAATCTTTGGGTTCATGTATAGAGTGGTGTATTCAGGAGCAAGGGCTTCCAACTGTGTGCTATCCAATGCTTCGTTTTCACCGACACCACCGAGCAAATCTCCATCAGGAGTTTCTGAACCTTGAACACCACTTCCAGTAGTTGCACCTACAGCGAATGCCGCCGCACTTCCACCTTGAGGTCTGTTAATCATAACTCTCCAGCCGCTTGAAGTGTATGGCCTCTTAGGTAGAATAGATAGTGGGTTGATTTCTTGGTTAATCATTGACCAAACTTTCTGACCGTAAACCATGTTGTAAAGTGCAGTTAGGTTTGTTGCCGCAGTTCCGTTAAGAGTTAGTGCAGTGTCGGACGAACCAGTGAATCCACTGTTGATTCCGCCAACAATACCTGCCGCCTTCAAAAGGTTGTTTCCACCTACGTTACCATAGGTTGCTCTTTCCAAATCTTGAATTGTGTTAATGTATTTCGTCATTTTTTTCATCTCCTTATTGTTTCTCTAATGGGATTAGAGTTGTCCCTCCAATCTTTCAACTAGAGCGTTAATGTCGCTCCAATCCATCTTTGCGATTTCGTCACCATTAGGAATGTTAAGTTCTGCAACTGCTTCTTCTTGCTTACGAATTACAGTTTCTTCTTCTGCCTTTAGATTGTTAAGAAGGTCAGCGAATTGCTTTCTCAACTCAGTTACTTCTGCCTTAGCATCGTAGTTTGCCTTCTCAATTTCCTCGGTCTTAGCAACCATTTCAGAATTGAATCTTGCTTGGAATCCTTCCTTTACTTTATCAAAAGCCATCTTCTCAAGTTGTTCTGCCTTGAATTCAGCGTAAGCCTTCTCCAAGTTTTCAGCAGATAGGTCAAGAGTAGTTTGGTCTTCAAACTTAGCCATGTATTTGCTGTCCAATTGTGGATGAGCATCATCTACATATTCACCAGCGTTTCCTGCTTCTACTTGACCAGTAGCCAAATCAGGCTTTGACTTTCTTTCGGTATCCATGTATTCTCCACCCATACCTTTTTCGTCCATCATCTCTTTATCAGGCATATTAGGATTCATTGCTTCAACATCCTCTTCTGCGTTTTCAATTTCTTCTTCTTCTTTAGCAACCATTTCTGTTCCCTCGGATGTTTTCTGATTTTTCTCTATGTTCTTATTAACGTTTTCTGCTGAATCCGTGTTTTCCATATCTTTCATAGCATTAAATTGGTCAACCATTTGTCTTAGTTCATCCTTTTCCATAATGCCTCTACCTAATACTCTTTCATATGGAGCCATCTCTACTTTACCAGTAGTGTTTTCCATATCTTCTTTCATAGCGTCAATTACATCTTTCTTCTTGTAATCCCCGCTAGTCAATACTTCAAGGTATTGCATTTTTACTACGCTTTCATTATTGTATGCGGAATTTGCCGCATCCAACGTCTTGTTCAGTTCTTCTAGTGCTTTGCTTATTGCATTCATTTTATCACCTTTATCCATTTTTAGTATATCGAATTTTGCTTCAGGGTTAATACCCTTTTCACAAATCGTTACTTCATGGAGTTCTAATTTGGAGATTTCATTGTATTCTCCGTATTCTTTGTGGGTCTTCTTTCTCTTTTCTAAGGCTTGACCCCCAATACTAAATGAGCGTAGAGAACCATCTCTGATTTCTCTACCAACCTCTTTTGCCTTTTCAATATCTTCTCTCATCTTAATGACGACAAAGAATCCAACATCGTCTACTTCTGTCTTGTAGAGTTTACCTGTCTTATCTCTGTAACTAGGAATAACTTCTCCTACTTGAACATTAGAATGATTAGTCATTACGTTTCTAAACTTCGTAATTTTCATGTATTTGTTTACTGCTTCTTGTAGTGCATCAAGAGTAATAAGGTCGTTTTGCTTATCTACCATTTCAATAGAAGCATAACCTCCAATGACTAAGTTATTGGATTTAAGGATGGTAAAGGGGTCATTTCTAATAGCGTTGATAGAAGTGACCGCACTACCCATGCGTGATACTTTTTTCACAATTTCTATATTAGGTTTGCCTAGAATTTTAATTTAGAATCCTTATCTTCTCTAATATCCCATAGTCCGTCATCAGTTTCAGGGTCCACAGGTTTCTGTTCTATTCCAGTCCAAGCAAGCCACTTATCTTCGCCCTTTATCGGTATAACTCTAACATGAAATTTAGTATCGAATTTATTTCCAGTTAAAATGTATTCATGATAACCATGACGCTGAACCCCTAACTCTACTTTTCCTGAATCTATGAGTTTACCCGTTTCTATTTTCGTTACAACTTGTGCAGGGTATTTGCCTGATTTACCGAATAGAGTAAAGATGTCGTCTTCGTTTTCTATCTCTATATCCCAACCAATAGTTTCGTCTGATAATTTGAATAAGATAGAAAGATGACCGTTATCTTTGTAGTAGATTTTGAAATCACCATTACGGTATTCATCAGGGGTTTTATATTTTGATTTTAAAATGTCCTTTTCTAAAATATCAGGTTCAGCAAAAAATAATTTCTCTTCTTCATTGTAACCAATGTCTTCTAGATTCTTTAGATAATTCTTCAATCTTGTAGGTTTACTATCAAAGATATTGTTGTAAGGGGTTTTCTGTTTCTCATTAACGAACTGTTCTATCTTAGAAAACGGAGATTCGCCATTCTCTAAAAGATAATTTCTTATTGATACTCTAAATGCTCCCTTTTCTCTTTTAATCAGTTCTTCTATTTCTGTTTTCCAAACGTCAATATCAAGTAATGCATTCTTAGCCATTATATTATTTTCTTCAAAACCATAGAAAGTAAACCCATCTAAATCAGATTTAATGATAGCAGTAGCATCACCATGAATAGTATCGCTTATACGAAATCCTTTCTCTAATGCTTCTATATCATAATTAAGAGATTTCTTAGTATCTTGAGATAATAGGTCTAAAGTGATTAATTTTTCAGGAAGTTCAACTTCGGGTATTTCTATTACTTTAGCCGAAAAGAGCGTGTATCCCTTTTCGTTTTTCTTTACTTCATCTATCTTTACACGAATAATACTTCCAACTTCAACATCTATTTTTGTATTTAACGCCTTACCAACATTAAGATATTCTCTATCGTTAATTGTCTTAGTGTCCGAATAATTATCTTTATCTGTTAATGGTCCTGCCCCTAAAGTATAGGTAAACATATTTGATTTAGTGGTTTTCTTATCTAAAACCATCATATCTAAATCTACAAACTTTTTCCATTTAATCCATTTAGGGTTTTTCTTAGTTCCTATAAAGTAAGTGGAAGTTACATCTTTTATTACTACCCCTTCAGCAGTAGGAATCTCCATAATTTCTTTTGCATATTCTTCCACTTCTTTCACAGAATCAGCATAACGAGTATCCTTCTTAGAAGGGAACGCTAACTTTTCATGGGAATGTGTAGAATAATTATTGAATAGAATAGTCATTCTTTCTATGAGTTCTTTCTCATGTAACTCCTCACTTTCATGTCGCATTATGTCGAACACATGCGCTCTTAATTCTGTATCAGATTTTTTGTCCTTAAAAATTCTAGCAACTACCTCTGCTCGGTGTAGGGCTTCCTTACCTTTGAATAATAGAAGTTCAGCATCGAGGATACAATCTCCAAAATGCTTGGCTTTCATCACCTTAACTTGTTCAGGACATTTCTTGGTAATGTCCTTACCGTTGAAAGAAAATATCTTGATTTGATTATCTATCTTATGAATTTGAATTCTCATTCCATCATACTTTTCTTGGACTACCCATTTACCAGTAAATCCTCTTAACTGTTCTAAGTCATCAATATCGAATATACGATACATCGGTTTGTTAGGAACCAAGAAATGTTCTTCCGCCTTCATCGCCTTTTCTAGGCTAACCGTCTTATCCCAATTTTTACGGCTATGATGGTTCACAAATATTTCTTCTAACAATTTCTTAGCGCCTAAATATTTACCTTTGATTCTTTTTGTGTCTTTATCGTCACCATAATGTTCGACCACAAAATCTAGAATATCCTTTTCAGCAAGGTTTAGTCCCTTGAATCCCTCTGTAATACTATCGGGTTCCAAATCATTCTTTTCCCATGCCTCATCACTAAGGGCTTTATCGTGGTTTCTCATAGCCCAGTGAATAAATTTAGCAAATAGAGATTCGTTTTCTATTAGTTCATCTAATACATCTTCACCATATTTAGTAGAGAATGGGTCCTTTACAATACCCGATGAATATCTCAATTCTTTAACTTGAGAATATATTTTTCTAGCATCATCACTTTCTACGTTTTCTGCCTCATCAGAGAACAGTTCCTTTTCATTAATTATTTCTTTAATCTCTTTACTGAACTCATCAATGTCGTCCCATTGTTCTCTAAGTGTTTTAATTTCGCCTATCCATTTATCGCCGTATCTTTTCTTATCTGATAAAGCAGACAAGTAAGACATTCTCATTTTTTCAAAGAATTGAATTACTCTAAGGGTTAGAGGGTCATCTTTGATAACGGAAACAGGCACACAGAATCACCTACTTCTTTTTGTTAGCCCCTGCGTAATGCCTTTTACCAGCCTTTACGCTTTGGCCTTTAGCCTCATCAGAAAGATGACCTACTCCCAAGGGCTTAGTTTTATCCTTTTCACCTTTGGTTCTCTTGAGTTTCATTTCTTCGCCAATGACGAATTTCATTAGTTTTTCAGTGTATTCAGTGGTCATTTTGGTCCCTCCTTTATTGCTATTGCTTCAATTCCGTCAAAACTTGTATTTCTAATAGTCCAGCCTTCAGCACGATATATATCGGAAATTATTTGAAGAATGTATGACCTATTCCGACCGAGTTTATCTTGCCCGTCTTGTCCCATAAGATAAAATGGAGAATTGTTATTGGACAATCCCGTTTTATCTGCTGGTTCATTTCTAAAACCAATATATGTTTCTTTTCCTTCTAGCGCTGGTTGCGCTTGAACCAACGCTACTAATTTAGGTTCAATTACTGATTTCTCATACTCAGTAATCGCTTGTTTATGGTCTTCATCTCTAGCGGTCCTAGTGCCTAGGGGCATAGGCATTTTCAAAATATCTTTCCAATTCATTTTACTCTCCTCCTAATCTTGCTACTAAGTCATTAATTTCATCCCAACTCATCTTAGCAATTGTATCTGAATCAGGAACATCACTATGAGTTCTGATTGCAGGAGTTGGCGAGTCCACAGTAACAATACCCGACTTAACTAAGATATTATCATTGTTATAAACTGTATTTTCTATTTTCTTAATTCTACCTACTAATTCCTTTAGCAGGTCTACCATTTCATTATTCTCTTCCGTCATTATTCATCATCCCTTAAACTTCTAGCGCTCTTTGGATATACTACTTTTCTTACTTGGCGATACAACTGTTCGTATTGCTTACGAAGTTTGCTGGCAGTAGCGACCATATCAACATTCTGTTCACTGATGGACTTTACTTTCTTTTGTAGTTTAGAGTCATCCTTCACCAAATCTAGTTCACTCATCATATCAATGAGTTCTCCTAACTTGGTAAAATCCTGACCAAAATACTCTGTAGGTTCAGCCGCTTGGAGTGTCTTTTTGAGTTTCTTTTTCTTCTTAGAATCAAGAGCATTGAGGATTTTGCTTTCCTCTTTGATTAGCATATCTTCCCAAGTCATATTAATCCCTATATCCTAATGACCTTGCATTTGCGGCAAATCTATGACCCGCCATTTCTCCTCTAAACTCCCTTTGTTCTTCTTCGGACATATCGCCCCAATCTTCTTCATATTGAGCATATTCCTTGAAGGCCTTCAAAATAGCCTGAACAAAATCTCTTACGCCCTGTCTACTATTATCCCATCCTTTGAGGTCAATCTTAACATCAATTTTCTTTTTGCCTCCTTGGGTAGCCAACTCAATATCATGTATCTTGAAACTATTAATAGCGAGTCGACCATAATCAGGATTTCTTGGATTATAGTATAAATCATAATTATCGGGCAAATACCTGATAGTCATTTTATCTGAACCAAAACCTTGACGATAAGCATAAGGTTCATCCATATCGGTAATAATTAATTCGTGGCCAAAGGTTTCTTGTCCATAAGAGCCGTCATAATCTTCCATTTCTTCATCAGACAAAGTAGTAAATTCTCGATATTTCATTTTCTTCTTATCTTTTTCAGTCATCCAAGACATATTCTCATAGTGGTCGCTATATTTAATCTCAAAACCTAATGCCTCTAAACTACTAATTACTTGGTCGCCAAATTCACTAATCTTCATATTGCTTAAATTGTCGTATTTCAAAATATCTTTCCAACTCATTTTAAGCACCTCTATATCTATAATCATAACTGTAATTATCCGACTCTTTATCTGATTGAACTCTTCTTAAATTCTTTTTAGATAAGAAAAACCATGAAGATGCATTCATATTTCCATCCATATTTCCTTCATCTATCCCTAATGGTTTAGCAATTTCTCTTGCTATTTTCCAACTTGTTCTAGGTAAAACAAAATCTACTTTCTCTTCAGGATATTGTTCCCGATACTTTTCAGAAACAACTTTCACACCATTTTTTGATTTTTTCCATGCTTCACGAATAGCATCATAATCGTTACTTTTTAGTATATCTTCCCAAGTCATTTTAATTTCTCCTAATTGTTTTACCTGCCATTAAATCCTCTAACTCTTGTCTTTCCCTTTCTGCTTGGGCTTCTCTTTCTTCAAAGGTTAGACCTTCTTCTTGTCTAGAGGGTCTTTCGGTTTCTCTTTCTTCAATGGCCCTTCTCATTGCCGCATCTTCAGCAGTTGCTAAATCCATAAGAACATCTCTTCCTCTTGTAGTAACCATATACCAAATATCATTTCTTGCATTTAGAATATCTCTCTGCTGTTTAATATCCGCCAAGGTTACACCAGTGTTTTGTGAATAAGCATAAAGTAAAGCATCAATAAAAGGCTCTTTGATTCTACCCTTTGTATGATGATTAAATTCAATAGGTTCATTCAAAAGATTGTAAACTTTTTGTCTCAATTTCTTAATATCAGATTGAGGCATACGAGCAGTTTTTTCTGCATATATAGGTGATGCCGTTTCTCTAAGTTCAGCAACATCGTATTTATTCTTAATAACTTCAGATAGGTTTCTTTCAAATCTATCATCGTGAATAAAATCTCCATCGAAATCTAATTTAGCATCTTGTAATGCATCCCTAAGTTCAGTTAATTTATCAATTCCCCTTTCTAGTTGTTTATCTTCCTTAACCCTAGAAAAGGTAGCGCCTTTCCCTGCTCCCTGTGTAACCTTTTGTTTGGGAGTTTTCTGAGAATCCATAATATCAGATAGTAAATCTTGAAGCCCCGTCATAATTGGTTTCATGATAGTAGGTTCAATTTCACTCCCTTTGATAGCATTAAGCAATGCTCTAACATTAGATTCTCTTACACTAGCAAAATAAGGGTCATTACTTTGTTTACCCTCTTTTATTCCTAGTAGCAGTGACTTTGGGGAACCCAGTTTATTCATATCAGTTTCACTGTCTAGTAGATTTTCAATAGCAGTAAATAATTGATTAGACATCTTAGGTTGATTAGTCCTTTGCATACTCTGAAGAAGTTCTCTCCAAGATTTACCGTCCTGTTTTAGAATATCTTCTAAATAGCACTTCAACATAATGAACGGGTCATTAGTTTTCAGAAGTTTTGCCTTTAGAAGTGTTCCCATGTTATCGCCTCAAAAGAACGGAATGTTTTCTTTCTTTAGTTTCTTTCTCTTAGGATTATGAATAACATTAGGAACATCAGCAGTTTTAGGTTCAGGCCTATCCTTTTCCTTCTTTAGTTGCATAGGAGTTAGAACAGGTTTCGACTCTCTTGCTTTTTCTTTCTGCGCTAGAATCCTTTCGGCCCTAACAAGTTCCTTTCTCATTTTATTTGTTTCTTCTCTTGTAACCATATTATTCACCTATTTGCTATTTTTTCCATCATATCTATTAATTCGCCTTCTAATTCAGGGGCAGAATAATGTCTTTCTAACAATTTATTCATAGCCATCATTTTCAATTTCTCATATTTAGGTAAATGCATCAATTCAGAATCTAATTCACCAACATAATCAAATTTCTCTTTCTTTATTACATCTTCCCAATTCATATCATCCAACTCTCCTTTCAGTCCTTCTATCTACGTTATTGTTAGCCGCTTCCTTGGGTAAGCCTGTAGCCCGATTAGGTGGCCCTACACTCATCTTAGGTTTAGGACTTGCGCCTTTTACCTTAGCAGGTTGCCCTGCTTGTTCCATTGTTGGTTTAGTTCCAGCCTCCATCATTTGACCTAATTGTGATTGGTCAATATCTGTTCCCGCATAAGGGTCAGATTCAAACTTTTCATCTTCTGATTGTCCTTCTCCTTCTGCTTCGGGTTGGGGTTCAGGTTTCTTGTAAATGAACTTACCATTTTCATCCATATCAACTTCAAATCCTAAATTTTTAATTTGACCAGCAATATTAACTTCAATTTCTCTTTTTCTCATTTTAGCAATTTCATCCTCTTCTTCGGAAGGTGGTAGAATTATATCCCAGTCAGTAATACCGAACTGCTTAATCACAAACGGGAACACATATTTGTTCCATACATTTTGAGCCATTTCTACAGCCCTATTGGTAACAAGTATTTGCATACCTTCATTGTTTAATCCACCACTGGTAGAATTATCCGCCATGAAGATTTTACTTACACCATAGAAAGCGGCGACTCTATCTCTCAAATCTTCCTTAACAGAAATATAATCCATTTCCTTTAGAGAATCCATGAACTTAACCCATTCAACAGAACCTCTACCGTTTTCTGCTTCTATTCCCATTACAGGAATAAAGTGAGCATCCTGTTCCATCTTTTCTTTAACGCCTCTCCAAAAGGTCTTCATCGAATCTATGTTTCTTGTTTGAACAGCCAGTAAACCTCTAGGCATTCTAGCCTTTGTATATGCTTGATTAATATAATTCTCCATAGCAATTAATGTAGTTAGATGATTAAACATTGTAATGACTGGACTAGTTCCATAGAGCCTACTTGGTTTATATTTGCTAAAGTGTAAAACCTCTCCTTTAATGAAATTCTGAGCCTCCCCATGTCCTCTGTTTACATAATGAACAGGATACAAATCTCCTCCACATTCCCCACATTTCTCATGAGGATTATCTGCCATTACATGTCTATGGTGTAAACAAGTAAACGATGAAGCCCCTTTGTTACCATCATCATCACAAGTAATAGCCATAGTAACTGGGTCGCCACGATACATTTCTTTGATTCTATGCGCTCTAATATTTCCATTACCATCAATGAAATATTCCTTGACTAGAACTAAGTAAGCATCATCCATAATATTGAGGTCATCTTCTAATTCCTTTAGAACATCAATAAACATCTGTTCCGATTGATTAACATAACTACTGCCCATGAATTTATTAGCATACAATTTTTGTTTCATATCAGGTTTTCTTAAATTAGTAGAACCGCAATTTGCACATTCATTAGTTGTCTCTTCGTGTTCATGTCCACAATCATTACACTTTACTGCAAATCTAGGACTCCACTCATAGCCTCTTCTAAAAATTTCATTCTTTAATTGAGTAATACAAGTCCTAAGAATAACTGAACTATCAGCAATATGATAGATGATAGGTCCAGTCATCTGCAAAGGATGATGTCTTTCTTGTATCCCCATTTGGTAAACTTCTCTATCAGCAGGAACAGGAGTTGTTCTCCTAAAGAAATTAGTAATAGAAAATCTTCTTTTTTCTTCTACCATTATTCCTCACTCCCTTTGGATATGACGCTTCCTATATTTTCTAATTCATCCATAACACTCATTTTATTATTCTCCTTATACTTAGCGATATTTTCCACATCTATGTCGTCCTTTGAAAAATCATAATTAACGTGGTCGGCATGATTAGCCCACTTCATTAACTTGAATAACTCCGACATTCTTTCTTTGGCCCAAGGTTCCTTCTTATGATTTTTCTTAATTCTAATCAATTCAGTTAGAATATCAGCGTTCTCCCCTTTCATTCTAAAGTAGGGGCGACATTTGCTTAATAATTTAGTAATATCATCTTGGGAATAAAAATTCAATCTTTGAACGGCCCTAGTTGCCTGTGGAGATTTTTGGTCGAGATGTAATTTTCCACAACCTAATTCCTTATGGAGTTCAGTAACGAATGCTTTGCCTCTATTACCTGTAGCAATAATACCAATTCTAGGATTATAGTTTCTATCCATCGTGATATACCCGTCCGAATCAATAAATGCCGCAGTATAAGCATGAAGGTCTTTGATAATAGCATCGGGTAATTTATACAATTCACCTTCGATATTAGTGATTCCCAACCTTTGCGCCCTTTTAGCAATAATTTGAGGAGATGCCCTTCGATGTAATTTATTGGGTAATTTCTCATAAACTAATCTAGAAGAAATACTTGGGTTTTCACATACCTGTTTTAGAATATTATCATCTAACTGTTTAGAGATATTATTTTTGATAGTATGATTTGGAATATCAGTTACTAGTTTTCTAAATTCCTTTTTGGCATTAGTCATTGTTTTTGTTAATGAAGAATATTCAGAATTGTAATTATCTCCTCTATGTAATTCGGCTTCCCAATATTTACACAAAGCATCTATTACCTCTCTTCTTGTATCTAAATCCTTAACTGAATGAAGTTTCTTTAAATCATTCTCAGTATATCGCATGTTTCTTAATGGGGTTTCATATGGAGATAACCAATAAATAGATTTGATACAATTACTTAGATGATTACCATACTGAACGATTAGATTATCAATGCCTTTCGTGAAATTTATTTTTTCTTCACCCTTTAGGGTTCTCCTATGTTTTTTTAATTCTTTAACAATATCAGGTATCGTTTTATTTTCGATGACGTATTGTTTTGGAAAAGTATCTAATTTTGCTTTAGCCTCTGTGATATTGATGTTGTATTTTTTCGATACACTCATAGCGGCTTCATAATCGCTCATTACAGGTAAAGTGGAAATCCATTTTTGTGCTTCCATTTGTTCTTTGATAGATTGCTTACGGTCTTCTAATTCGGCTAACTCCTCATGTTGTCTTGCCTGTTCTCGGAGTTTATCTCCCTCTTCACTTTTAGAAATTAAGCCCAAACATTCCACCTCCCATAAATTGCGCCTGTGGTTGCTCGTTATCAAAGATTTCCATATCGTCTAGTAATATAAATGATTCAAGCATATCGTGAGTTGCTGAATTTGCAAGAGCAAGTCCCATAACTAAATCATCGTGAGCGCCCACGCCTTCAAACTTGCCTTTGTCCGTAATACTGAACATAGATAATTCTTCGATGATATTATCCGTCACCTTTCTAGATTCATCATTTCCTCTAGGAAAAACAATCTTAGTATTTTCAATATTCATCTGTAGGTTTAGAATAATTTCTTCTTTCTTTCTACGAGTCATAGTAACATCTTTGATGTTCAAATCTGTTTCGTTTCTCAATTCCTGAGTAAAGGATTTGGCGAAAGTATTTGTTTCAAAGTAAATAGCATCGGGGTCAAACAGTTTACCTATCATTTTTATTTTATTGATGTTATCTCTAAACTCAACATTCTTTTGTCTATCAACATGGATAATTGTTTTATTTCTATTTTCATCTACTTCTAAAACAATAATTACATTAAAATCCCCATCAGTAGAAATAGCAGGGTCTACACCAACATAATAGGTATAACCTGAATCTTTTCTATGGCGTAATCTAAGAATAGAATCCTTACCTAACTTCTTACATTCCTCAATATGTTCTTGTCCGAATAGTGCAGTTCCAGTTGAAATTGGAATACAAAGATATTCTCTTGTAAATTTTAGTGAGCCTACTTCTTTCTTTCTTTGCATAAGGGAATCATAATCCCAACGACTAGGCCAAAGAGGTTCATTGTTTTGATTTAAACATGGATAATTTCTAACGGTGTAAACTTCTGAATATTCATCACTAGCCAATAAAGCAAAAATATCCGTGTAAGTAAATGGTGTTCCAATCATTCTTAATGTAGCAGTATGGTGAAGAGTAGGAATCATATCGCCAAAGAACCAATCAGTAACTTTCTTGATAGCGGTTAAACTAAATTCCTTTAGTGGGTCATCAATAATAATTTCTTGAGGATGTAAACCACGAATCTGTGAACCTACGGAACGCTCAAGAATTGAATTACCATTTGTAAGAGTAATATTTCCTACCGCCCATCCTCTTGACGGCCTAAAATGAGCAATAGTAGGATTGTTGAATATCTTATCTATTTCTCTCATGTGAACCATTGTCTGTTTATGGTTAGATGAAATGTAAAGCATTTGATATGGAGGAGGCTGAAAACATAATTGCCATACCGCCCACGAATGCATGAATACGGATTTACCGTGGTCCCTACTGCAAATGATAACTGTTCTATCAGTTCCTTGCATAAGGTCTAACCATTCTTGATGAAAAGAAGTAAACTCAAAACCTAAAACTTCAGTAAAGAAATATGGAAAGGAGGTCTTGGATAATTCCAAGTCCATCTGCTTACTAAAATCCAAGTCATCCAACATCACAAATCACACTTATACACATACTTCGCCCAAACATAAGCAAAGGACTTTTTCATATCCCCACTATCTCGATAATAAATTGGATACTTTACTGATTTTAATTTCTTCTTAACGTCTTCAGGAAGATTAGCAGTTTCCTCAACATAAGGAACAAACCCTAAACCTCTCCACATTGGTATGAGTCCTTTATTCGCAACACTAAGAATCATAGGTTTATCCGTATATTTACCAATGACCTGTTCATATATCTCAGACCAACCTCGATTTACCTTTATTCCATCTACTTCTCTTGATGGAACTTTATCTTTAGAAAACATTTCTTCGTTAGCGATTGACCTTGCTCCACCACCTGCATAAAAATCACCGTAATCAGTAACGGCTTGGACGGCTACAGGTTTATCTCCTTCACCAGTTTTACTTGAACGAATATTTACATGAAAATCAGTATTACCTGCTCCAAACAATCTAAAGAAAGTAGTATTTCTATCTGCTCTTGTAGGAAATATATCACTAGGGCTTGGTTTTCTTCCAAGCAATTCTTCAAATGATTCAGCCCATGCATCAAAAAACATTTTTTGAACGGACTGTTCGTTTGTTATTACTTGGATAGCCAATTACATCACCATAGTTTCTTACAGGCTAAACATTTAGGTGTAGTAATTCTCCCTTTACATTGGTCGCAATTGTGTCTTGCTCTAAAGTTGGCTCTCCTTTTAGGATTCTTATGAGTCCCACCGCCACGATTTTTACCTTTGCGTTTGTAATTACCATATCCTTTAGCACCAGCATGAATCTTTTTACCTTCATGTGTTAACATCATAATTTTCTTACCAGCCCTATCACTAGGATATACACGACCTACACGCATATCCTTCTTATCTTTCTTTAGAACTTCTTCCCAACTCATATCTATACCCCAGTATGAATGTCCTTTAGCATTTTAATTGCAGTTTGAATTTTTACTGTATCTTTTCTAGACATACTTATGCGTGTTGATTCTAAATACTCAATAACCTTTTTAATGTCTTCACCGATTTCTTCAACCTGTTCCATATAAGATTCCCCATAAAAATAAGGGTCCCTTTCAAATTTGATTATATCTTGCCAACTCATTCTAATCACTTCCATTCTAATCGTATATCACCATCAGCAAATTTCACTAATTCGTGTGGTTGTAACATCCCTGCAATTGAGAGTCCATCATCATTAATCATCTTAATTTCGTTATCAGAAAGGTTGGCATCAATAATATCAGTAACCTCAATTTTGATTTTATCCATATTTTCTTTGCGTTGTTCAAATGAAAATTCCCATTTAACTATTGCTTTACCTGATTCTAATCTTGTTTGTAAATTGATATATTCAACCTCTGTCTCAAACGCAAAGGTTTGTAGTCCTGATTGTTTGATTAGATTTTCCCAACTCATATCTATACCTTCGTATCTATTTTCTCTAACATATCAATTGCAGTAGGTGAACTATCAGGATGCCTTCTTAATAATTCAATGACTTTTTCAATATCTTCTGCAATTCGTTCAATTTGCCTAACATAAGATTTTCCATCAGAATAGGGGTTTCTTTCAAATTTAACTATATCTTCCCATTTCATTAAAATCACCTCCTTGGTTTATGAGTATAAATATCTCCATCACTGTGCATGAAAATTACTTTCTTTCTTTTCATAGCATTAAGGATTCTTTCTAAATCTTTTTTCGGAGCGATAGCCTTTAGGTTCTTCATCCCCAATGCTCCACCTTCCTTTTTAATTTCAGCAAGGATTTCTTTCTCAATATCTGAATCGCTTTTTACCGCCTTCTTTTCATCCCTAAGCATCTTGAAATCTTTTCCGCTAATTTTTCCATCACCATCAGCATCAATTTCTTTTTGATTACCCGTTAGTGTCTTTTCTTCATCATCTGTTTTTCCTGTCGTGCAATGTATCTTCAATACGTCTTCCCAACTCATTTATTGTTCACCTCTTTCTTGGTTTTCCTTTGACCTCTTATCGTCCGTTATTGGGCCACCCTTCGCCCAAGTATAACAAGTTCTCGCTGAATGGCATTTGAAATGATGCATCCAACAATAACCTAAACGACCGTCATCATCTAATTCTAAGGGCATACAATCTTCCATTCTAGGAGAAATATCAAACGCTACACAATTACTACAGTTAGATTTCTTTGCTACCTCCGCAGTAGTATTCCATCTCTTAGCATACCTTTCCCAATAATCTTCATCATTTAGATTAAGAGGACCATATTGAATGTGTTCAGCCTTAACTGCACTATCTCTATTTTTAGTGTTTAACTTCAAATCTTGAGTTGCTCTGGGACAAGCCATTTCCTTTAGAATAATTTCCCAACCCATTTTATTCCTCCTTTCTTTGCCCAATAGATTGTAACCTTTTAGTTACAGAATCTATATCGGTAATTTTTTTTCTAAACCTTTTATGTCTAGATACCCAATTCATGCACCTTTCCTCCTTTTGTAAGTTTTACATGCGGCACAAGTAGGTCTACACCTCTGTTTAGTTCCCTTAGAAGCGTCCTTTCTACCACAAGGTTTTGTTCCTTTCTTATCATCTTCACATGACTGGCAGGAAACCCAACCTTTCTGACCTCCACCGCCTCTTCTTGAGAACCATCCATGAAGACCTTCTTTCTTTTCTCTTGCGAAATTGTCTCCACCTTTCAGGGCTTCTTCCCATGATTTCTTAGTAGATTTTCCCCAATTGGCCGCACCTACCTTTCTACACTGAACCAATGCTCCACTAGCATAAGCCGATGGCCACTTTTTATATCGGCTTCTTACCTTATGATAACAGGCATCTTTTTTTGCCTTCAGTGTTTCTTCCCATAACATCTTAATCACGCTACATAGTAAAGATTAGGTTCTCCTTTCTTTTCAAACATTTTACACATGCCTTTTGTATCAATATCTATTTCTGATAACGTGCATTGGTAATTTGAATTATGTTTACAGGATGTAGCCTCACATCTTCTAACTTTACAGTCCTTTCCACCAAATCCTGTTTTTTCGGGAGGTTTTCTATATCCGCCTTGTTGTTCCATTAAAGCCCTTTTTGACCTTTCCTTGATTCCACCATGTAGGTATTTATCCTTGGGATGCAATTGTTCCTTCCAACTCATTTTAATCACCTAAACAATGCCTTAATTGTATATACCGTATCTTCATTTATTCCATAATCTCTAGAAATAGATTCGTAAGATGCTACTGCCTTTACTATTCTATTAATCTCAGTAGCAGTAACATCCATTCTTTGTTCAGTATGGATTTTATTGATAACTAAATCCATATGTTCAACTGAATCCAAAGATAAATTAGCATAAGAAATATCCTTATCTTGCATTTTTCTAATTGTATCGTGAGCATTCAACAAAGATAGATTTACACTATCCATCTTATGAAAACTATCGAATACTTTGTCTAATTCATCAATCGCTTCAGCCAACTTAGGGTCAGTGTAGTTCACCTTTTTCGATTCAAAGTCAATGTTATCTTTTAGTCCAAGCCATGCTTTAAACTCAGGAGTATTTAGTGCGTATCTTAGCATAGTAATGGGATATTTGTCTTTATTTGAATCCTTATATTCATCATGTAATTCTTTTAGATTTGACCAATAAGGTGTAGACAAGTCCCCTAAATTTTGAACATTTAATTTTCTAGCCATATCATAAATAATAAAACCAACCGACCTCTTATTCATTGTTTCATAGTTTTTACCGAATAACCTATTCAAGGCGGTCACTGCCTTCTTTCCTGTCCTGAAAATTTCCTTGGTAAATGCTCTCGCTCCTGTCTGTCTAGCACTCTGAATAAACGCAGTAATATCCTTAATGTTCTTAGGAGAAACAAGATGTATAGAATCTGTAACCATTCTATCTAGCATAGCACCAATCGCATTTTCTTTTGCATTTTTAATTGAGAGAACCATTGCAGAATGACCAGTCGCCCATGTAGGTTTCTCTTTTGCTTGAACATAATTTCTGCCTTGAAGAGGAATAAGATAATACTCGTTAATCGCCTTTAGTAAATCATTCCACGGTTTATCTACTAGTGCAGGAACTTCTCTTTCTTTTCCTTTTTGACCAGCCCATACCGACATAGGAGCAGAACCCGTTTCTCCCTGAGTTCCTTCTCCCTTTTTTGGTTGGTAAACAGACAAACTAGTTTTGTATGCTTCAGCGATATTAGCGATATTATCTAAGAACCTAACTGTATCGTCAGTAATTTTATCGTAATTTGTTTCTCCTTTCTTTTGGTATTTCTCTACAAACTTAGAAAGAGGCAAGTGGAAAATCTTTTCATCTTGAATATCATCAATATTCGCTTCAAATTTATTAAACCAATCATCGAATTCGTTTAATGCCTGTTTATCCAAAATATATTCTTCACCTTGTCTCTTACCCATGAATCTATACTTTAGGCCAATGGTAGCAGGAATGACTCTAATCTCCCCGCCTTCTTCTATAGGTTCTAATCTCTTTTCTCTAACCCCATTAATGAGCGCCTTAACCTGATTCAATTGTCTCTTAGGAATTCTTATCTTTGAGAAATCATCTTTGAATTTATACCAAAAGATAGGGTCTACATTCATTAGATTCTTGCTCGTAACAACCTGTGGCTCTTTTGCCCTTCCCGACATATCAGGTAATGAAGCATCGTAAACAGTTTGAACTTCTCCTTGTTGTCTATCAGATTCTAACGCTTCACTTCCTGTTTGAGCCGCCCCTTCTGAAACCTCATCAGGTTGGTATCCTCTTTCATCTTGCATTCCCATATCTTCAGGGGCTTTTTTCTGAGGAACGGCTCCTCTTAAATCATTAAAAGCATCCATAATGTAAAGAGCATTATTGAAGGCATTGTCCACTGGAAGTTCAAATGGTTTTAGTTTTAGAACGTAATTAGGAATACCTTTTTTGTAATCTGCAATGAAATTATTTGATGCGTCAATGAATGGTTTTAGGAATTTACTTTCGGTTTCTTCCATTACAAAATCTAATGATACAAGCATATCATGAAACTCTTTTGCGGCATCTAAAAGCGTCTTATGTTTACCATGAATACCTTCCCAATAATCATAAATTCTTTCTCTAGAAGATAACTTACCTAACTTCAAATCTCCAATATCTTCCGCCCAAGCAACATCAATTCTAGTTTTTCTAGATGACCTTTGTTTACCTTCAGCCTGTTGCAAATCTCGATGATATTGCATTAGTTTGTTTACATTATTAATTACAGTTTCATCATTAGTTTTCTTAGCGAATTCCTCTAACTCAGTTAGTGTTTGTCCTATGTCGCTAGGTGCAGAAGTTTTCTTGAACGCTAACGATTCAACATTAAAATTCCCTTCATTTAGGTTATCATAGTTTAGAGGTCTACTCTTGTATGTAAAAGATGCTCTCAATTGTTTATTGAATCTTTTTTCGTCAGCAATTTCTTCTTGAGTTTCTGATTCTCTCATTTCTTGACCTGCTGGCATAGCGCTTATTCCTCTTAATGCTCTTAGAGCATTTTTTGTTTCTCTAGGAGATGCGGAAGGAAATTGTTCTTTAAGTGCATCTCTTATTTGAGAAGCCATTTCATTGAAATTATTATTTTCTGCGGCTTGCCTAGCCATCTGTTTAATCTCATCGCTAATCATGTTCATTGTTATTTTATCAGCCATTATTCCACCGCCCGTATTAATCCTTCATTCTCCAAAGTTTTCAAAAAATTCCTTTTTGATTTGGCTCCTCTCTGTTGCTGATAAGTCAGCGACTCTGAAACTATCTTTTCTAACTTGTCCCTAATGTCTTGAGTAATCTCTTGTCTTAATTTAGGGATTATATCTTTAGTAATCTTTGCTATTTTTTTAATCTCGTTAGCAAATGGCGACTCCATAAAATCCAAATCTTCACTTGGTTGGATTTCCTTGGTTAACCCATCTAACGCTTCTTGCTCACTAGGAATATATATTCTACCTGCTCCAATAATTACATTGTATAAATTATCTAAAGATTCAATTTTAGTTTTTATTACCTCCCCACCTAAAACATCATCTAAACCCTTACCAGCCGCTAGCCCCTTGTAGGCTATCTCAGCAATATCTTCTTCATGTCCATCAGAAAACTTACTTTCATCGAAATCTACTTCAAACACCTTTCCGTAATTTGTTTCTAAGGCCCTATCTAATTGTTCAAATTGCGTATCAAAATCGCCTTTAACAGATTCTAATCCTGCCTTTAGAGAACTACCTGCTGGTTCTAAATCTATTAAGAAAAATAGATTCATGATTTTATCATAGGTAGATTGGCTAGCCACAACATAAGCATAAACCGTTTCATCTCCATATTGAATCTTTTTTTCTCTTATACCTAAATCATCCATTTTTTGAAGATTACTAATTATACTCATAATTTTCTTTTGATTATCAGATTGTTTATCTTCATTTGTAGGTATATCTTTTAGAAGTTCTTCAGCCTCTTCATCTCCTGATACTAAGTCAGCAATGAACTCATCTTGAGATTCAGTAAGCGATTTTCTTATCATCTGTAAATTTTGTTCTAGTTGTTTTTTAGATGCTTCATAAGCATCTCTTAGTGAACCTCTACCCTTGAGAGCATTTACAATATCATTTTTGTATTTATCAAAATTAGGATTATCATCTTCTTTGATTCTATTCTCTATTATCTCTGAATAAAAGTCGTTATTTATATCTCCTTTAGAAGAAGCATTATAGACACTCCGAGCATAATAATTTAAACGATATTTTTCGTTAGCAAATTTCATTGTTTGCATATTGAGAATAAAATTATCCGCCATACTTCCATCTTCTATCATGGATTCATATTTTCCGTCTAAAATTTTCAATAGGCTTCTATGAATAAAACCGCTTCTTTCTTTAATTGCGTTTAATTTGTTTGTAGAAAGTTTCTCGTATTCTTTTTCACTCATTACCTTTTCAAGAAAGTAATGTGCCTTTGCAGAAGTAAACGGTTCTACCAATTCATATTCTTTGAAAATCATACCTTTAGTATCATCTTTTGAATATTCTACCATATCTAATTTACCAAATAATGCGTAAACGGGTCTAGGTTTATTCTCAATTTTTTGGGGTCCTATAATTTCCTTTACCTTTCTTTTAAGTTCGTTTACATCTCCCTCATATGAAGGGATAATTTGGTGCGGTCCTTTTTTTTCAAAACCTAATTGGGATAAATCTTCTTCGGTCTTAACAGAAATTCTTTGTTGCCTATTCCAGCCCCATTGATTCAATAGAGGTATTATCTTTCTACCATACGTTTGAGTAAAATATGGTTTTAGTTTGTCGATTTTAGTTTTATCTTTAAGTAACAATCTATCTAATTTCGCCAAATATCTTTTCTGTTGATTTTCATCCCAAGTATCAAAATTTTCTTGTAGAACCGCATCAATTTTTTCTTTGGTAACATCTTGCATTTCTACATTGATACGGGCTAATCCTGATGCAGTTCCCCTTGCTTTAGCCTGTCCTTTCTTTCTACCCTCTAAGAACGGCAACAATTCATTAACGACTTTCGTAACCCTAGCGGTTATCTTAGGTCCCTTTATTCTATTAGGTCCTGTTGTTAATTTTCTAATCTCACTTATGTTTCTCCATCCCTTGAAATCATCTTGTTGATAAAATCTTAATCGGTCAATGGTAGCGTCTAATCCTTCGGGCTGATATTTTCTTTTTACTTCACTTATGAACATATCAGTATCTTCATCGCTAGAAAAAACTTCAGCCCAGTAAGTATTGGTTTGTTCTTCATTGAATCTTCTAAAATGAGGTAATCTAATTTTACCGTCTTGGTCGTATCTGTTGTATTGAGCCTTAATAACTTCCAAACTAGCATACACATGGTCATTGTCTTTCAAAACCCTATTGGATTTCTTAAGAGATAATATCCATGCGGGTTCTTGACTCATTGTAATTGCTCCTGCATCTTACTCTTAATGTCCAACCAAACTTGAGGATGCTGTTGTGCTAATACCTCTTGAACGACTTGCATTTGATGAACGATAATTGTATCTTGTCTTTTGTGAACCAACTGTCCCTTGAACTCCAACATATACTTCAATGATTCACGAATCTCTTTTGCTAGTTTCGTCAAACTATCAATATATTTTGGATTGAGGTCATCCTCTTGAAACAACAATTCAATCTTTTCTTCAAGACGATGAATATTTACCGACAACAAATCAATTTCATTCAAATCTCTTTTCATGATTTCCATTGCCGCAGATTGTTGAACTAGCGGCTTCAAGTGTTTATTCATGTGTTTCATGACTTGTTGACGACTAATTCCTAAATCCGCCGCAACGGTTGAAGGTGAAATCTCTCCTTCATGGATAGCCATCTCTAGAGTTTTTCTTTCAGGACTAACGCATAACGCACATTTAGGATTTGATTGGTCGGTATAATCTGTATCCATGTGGTTTCTCAAATGTCTGGCAGTAACTCCACTAGTCCATCCCATTTCTTCATCAAGTTCATCAGGAGTAATTTGTTTTGAAGAAAGCCTTTCCTCTAATTGGTCCCTATCGGGATGTTGGCAGAGTTTACAGTGCTTTCTTGTTTTAGCCATTCAATCAGCCCCACAAACCATCAGTCCAACTTTTCTTAATCTTTGAATTAGCCACTGCCTGTTCATGCTTTGATGACCAAGGCTGACCAGTAACCTTTCTTCCACCACCTGCCGATGAAAGCATAAGTGGTTTACTATTAGGAGGTAGATGAGGCGGAACGATAAAATCTTGACGAACAAACATGTTAATCAAACGGTTAATGGTAGCATCAGTAAATTTAATCTTAAATTCCTTTACATCATCCATTCCTGTAACATCTTTTAGATAAGGAGCAATCGAAGTCAAATATCTTTGAGTTTGTTTCTGTTGACCTTTGAATGGGAAATTGTTCAATTGAGTAGTAATACCTCTAGCACCACCATACATCAATTGATGGCCCCCACCACGATACGAATTACTATTACTCAAAATCTTTCTAATTTCTCTTATCAATTGAGGCAGTTTGGATAATGCATCTACCTTATTAGCAAAATCTCCTTTATCATTAATGATAATCTCTTGAATAAAGGCTCCATCCAATGCCTTTTTGAAATCTTGAAGAATGGCTAAAAGTCCCTTTTCAATAGTATCTCCTTTTCCTCCATTTTTCACTCCTTCTGCCCCTGCGTAAAATGCTTGCCAAAAGGGAGGCTTTGCTTGATTTTTTCCACCATCACCTTCTTCATACCAAGAAGATTTCACGGGACCTTGTTCATTTTCACTATCATGAACATCTGTTCTAGACCTAACATAAATCGGAGTTCGATAATGACCATAAACAACTTCTTCACCAATATCGGCCATTTTACCTTTTACTTTACCAACATCCAATGGTTGAGTAAAAAAGATGTTTCTTGGGTCATCGTCTGTTCCCTCCATTTTCTCTAAATCGTTTATCAAATCAAGAATATCTTGTTCATCATCTTCATCTATCAAAGATTGTTCATCCAAAATAACAGAATCTAGCAATTCCACGATGGCTTTTCCTTTATCTCTTGGAGTTCTGTTCGGTCTTACTACTCTAGCAGTAACATGGTCTTCTACATGTTGCAATAAGGTGTCGCTACCTGCGCTTCCATCTTTCTTATGACCTCTACCAGTAACTCCAATATCTGCCAATGTTAATCCTCGACATTCATTCTTCCACTTCGTATATTGTCTTTGAATAGTTCCAATCTCTTCGCCTAATTCTTGGTCAATTAGTGCATTCTTAAACTGAATCATTCTTTTCTTCTTAACTGGTGGGGCCTTCAATAGCGTATTTACCCAATTCATTCTTCATCTTCCTCCTTTTTCTTTTTCTTTTTTCCATAAAGAGGTCTAGGTTCAAGACCTGCGGTAGTGGAAGTTACTGCCCCTGCTAGTTTAAGCATCTTGACCCACCTACCATGAGCCTTCCTGTTTGAAGAATGCTTCAAATTGTTTCTTCTAGCCACTTTTATTTCGGCTTCATTTTGGGACATATTAGCAAACCTCATTATATCTTCTATCTCTTTACGATATTCAGGATATTTCTGAATAAAATTGGTTTGGACGATAGCCATGATTAAACCCGCTTTTTCAATCGTAGATAATCCCCGTTTATTTCCTTTGTTATTTTAAACGGCTAAACTAATTTCTCTATTTAATTTATTCATCCAATCAGTAACATACCATAAATCGTCTAACTCAACACCAGTTTCGTAATTCCTATTATGTAAATAATTAACCAATTGATTGGTTGAAAGGTTCCTTCCGCTTTCAGGAATAAAGGGACATCCACCAAGACCAGCAATACTCGCATCAAACTTGGTTATTCCCCAATCTAAAGCCGCTTCCACATTAGCAAAAATGTCCGTATCTCCATTTTTTCTCTCATGAAGGTGTAAAGTTACATCCGAATCTAATTTTCTAGTCAATTCTAAGGTTTGAAGCAACTTTGTAGGAAAAGCAGACCCAATTGTATCACAAAGGACTATCTCATTAGCGATTTCACTTGCCATTTCAAAGGATTTAATCAATTTATAGTCAGAAATGCCTCCTGTGAGTGGACAACCAAAGGCACAAGAGACATATGCACGAACATTTTCTCTTTTTTCTTCTTCTAACATCGTTTTTATCTCAGGAAACGCTTCATCTAGTGTTCTTCCCAAATTTATTCGATTAAATTCGTCCGAAGGAGAAAAATATACGTTAAATCTCGATACTCCAACCGCTTTTGCCCTATCATATCCCTTTTGATTCGGCACTAGCGCCGCAAAATTAGCCAAATTGCGAGTTTCGCTAAACACACTTTCCGCATCAGCCATATGAGGGACCATTTTGGGATGGACAAATGATGCAACTTCAATATCTTCTAGTCCACCATGATATAATTCGTTTATCATCCTAACTTTTTCATTTGTATCTAAAACAAACTTGCTATTTTGTAAACCATCTCTAGGTCCCACTTCATATATCTCAATATCTCTCATCTTCTAACCCCATTACTAGCGATAATTCACCTAGTAATATATCCAATTTAAACATGCCCCTAATTTCTCATCCTTCCTCAACCATTTACCTTTCAGCGATAAATGACGATGGGCTAGATTAGTGGGTGATATATCTCCCACCTAACTTTTTCAAAAAATGACCCGTAATTTGTGTGGGACTAGCAAAAATTTTTTGGGGCTTATCGTCTATTTCCAGCCAAATGCCTTTAATCCTCTAAAATCATTTTTGTTATATCTTCTAAGGTCAATCGTTCTTTTATATCGCTACTCGATTTAGTAGCAAAATCATCTAAGGAACTCTGAGTGGTCTTCTTCCTTGTAGCATCTAGCAATTGCTTTAGCAATCCGTCAGCCTGTTTTAGTGCTTTATTGGCAATGTCCGTCTGAATTCTTGCTTCCGACATTAGTTTATTGATTTCTCTTACGGCCTGAAATACTTCTTCATCCTCCATAGAAACCCTCCACTAAACCAAGCCTAGCGCCATTTAACTAATAGAGATATGGTCTAATCATTAAATTATAACAGTGTAAGGCTTATCATTAAATGACGTTCAAATAAAAATTTTTTTCACAAAGCCATATGGTTGGAGGCTTTGCTATCCAACCTTATGAGTATTAAAAATACCATCTGATATGAGTGATGAAAAGTTGGACCCGTTTCACGATGATTATGAAATCGTAATGACCAAAAAGGAACTATACCATTTAGAGATATTGCGGGCAATGGGGCTTAACTTTGAAATGCTTAAGATAATGGGACCAGAAGGTGAGGAGGAATGAGAGCAGACGAGATAGCGGATTGGTGTGGCTTTGACGATGAATGGGATATGTTAACCGACAATTTAGATGATGATGAATTGATGGACCTATTGCGGGTATTCGTTTATTCTGATAAGGAAGGCTTAATTCAAGAGATGATAGAGGATTGGGCAAAATATCAATACGATTGGGTAGACCATGAAAAGATAAAGGCAGATTACGAGGATATGAAATATCAAGAGTGGAAAGATAGTAGAGGTGAAAGAGATGAAAGATAAAGAGATTAAGATACGATGTGGTAAGAATAGTTTTGTGCATCCTAGTTATATCGACTATTGTATGACTACTAGTAAAGTGGATTGGAATGAAGATGCTCAAACAGAAGCAATAAGGATTTGGCAGTTATGCTTCTTGTTTCCTAACCTTGAAGCAGGAGTCCTTATTGATTTAGTTAAGGGCAAAAGAAAATACAGTTACGATGATGAAACGATTTATATTCATGTAGAAGAGGAGGAAGAGTGATGTGTGGAGCAATACCCGTTCAGTGTGAAGATTGTGGGCGCTGGTATAGGATAGGCAGTTGCCAATGGTGTAAAGAATAAATCCCTTCGGGGTAGTAGACAAAAGCACTACCATATGGTAATGACTTTGTAAATTACCTTAACATAGTTTATCCGCTAACTACTATTGTCGAGGTGACGGCCTCGGCAGGGAATGACCGAATAGAGCCTGTGCTGGGCGCTAAGGTATTCTCCTTCGTGTGGTGCGACACTGCCTTATCAGCATGGCCTAATGGTTAGATGGGTAAGTAGTAGTGAAAAGTCCTTAATCCTCAAAAGGGGAGTTGCCTAACTAACAACTTGGACAGGAGAAGTAGTCATGCTAAACCAATCGAATGGATTGAAACGGCGCAAAACGAGAGAGGCGGAATCCTCTCATGACTTGAAGGTAGCCAGTCCTTCTTCCCACCTTTATTTCCCTTCGGGGATTTAAGGTTCTTCATCTCAAAGTTAGAACCATATGGTGAGGTAACTTTGAGGTAACACGAACCTCATATAGAATACGGATTAACTACTATTGATGTGGCAAGAACGTAAAGAATGGAGACAGTGGCATACGGTTGATTTTCCTGTAACAATTGGAAATGTTGAATATAATTCAATTAGACCGTTAATGAAGATGGTTAGGGAGAGATACCCTTGGAGAGAGTGGAAAGTTATCAAGCATTATTACTACGGGGCATTTTGGGAGATTAAGTATTCTACAGATGCACATATGAGACAGGAGTGGGGTTAAATGAAAGCAAGAGATTTATTGAGAATGACGGTTAAAGAAGTGAAAGAAATCGAGCAACAACTATGGAAAGAATGGGAAATCGCAAATAAAGTGCTTAAGGTGCTGACGGAAATTGAGAAGGAGGAAGAAGAATGAGCAAAATGGCAAAATGGATTAGTGAAAACTGGAAGTCGATTTGGGGACATGGAACTTATCTATGTGCTAAAGATGGTAGAGAGGCAGAAAGTGGCTTTTATGTCGTAGTGCCTTTAGACATGATTGTTGAGGAATTGGGAGTTAGTAGGAATTACCTGATGTATGGAGAGGATGAATAATGTTTCAAAGACGACATATGATAGTTATAGCAGAGATACTGAAAGAACAAGGAGCAACATATCAAAATATCAACAGATGGGCTGATATGCTTGGTCATTACAACCACAATTTTGACCGTGAGAAGTTCTTCAAGGCTTGTGGGAAGGAAGATTCGGGGTAACGCCCGTTTCTCTCCTTATTCTCAAAGTTAGTCGCTACACTTGTTGCGTTACCATATGGTCTTGAAATATGTGCAGATATAGGAACACTTCGATAGATTAATCTCAAAACTCTAGCATGTTTTACTACCAATCTGAGATTATTTCCTAAGTTGCCGCAGTAAACAGCAAATCGAAGATTTTTCATTACCATATGGTATTGGGCTTTGTAATCAATACCTCAAGAGTAAAAATTTCAGACCCCACCATCACATCCGCTAAGATGCTGAAACCAATAGGGTGCTACCCGTATTTCTAGATGGTGGGGTCCTAAAGCCAATACTTTTCATTTCTTCACCTCAACTACTCTTGTTGAAGTATGCGAAAGTCCTGTAATGCTAATTGTAAGTCAGCGATGCACGTTGTTAGTTCATCACCACTTACACGAAGTTTCTTGATAATCAATTCATTGTTTCGATTATGTCCAACTTCGATAACGAAGCGTTGCTCTTGGTTCGCAGTAAATTCCTCAATTGTATTCTTTTTGTTAAACCACTTCATCTCAATCACTCCTTTGAATTAGGCCGAACCATTGCCCGACATTGGCCAATTAGGGCAGAGAACTTACGTATCTACAAGTCGGAGGGACATTCTCAAATATTACTTGGTCTGTTTAGGTTGCACCCTGCCCTTCCTAGGAAAAAACAGGCCCTAATGAGTCGTTCATAATGATAAACATGTGTCGCACTTAGGTTTCGATTCTCAGGTTCTATTACCAAGCAAATCCACAGTCACCCGAAGGCCGTTTTTTCACTTGGTCGTGATAGTAGAAATGATTGGATGTATATTAAGGTAAGAATACAAAGCCCTTACCATATGGTTGTTTAACTTTGGGAATTTAACAACCCTGCTAAAAGTCGCCTCCCCCACTTAGGAATAGAAGGTGGGGGGAGGCATTGGGTGGAAACCTTCGCTTTAACATTTAATTTGTGAATCTGTTAAAGGTCTTTAATTCGGCTATTGTTGCTTTAGCCAAATCTCCTCTCCAACCTTCAAGGTTAGAAAGGACGTAAGGGATTTGATGTTCTAATCCCTCATCACCATAAACAACATATGCTTCTATTGAAGAAGCGGCATAGGTCTTCGCATATTCGGCATATTCACCCGAAGCGTGTGCTATAACCGTAGCCATTAGTTCAAAAATTCGGTCTACTTGTTCTCTTGTGTAATTCATTAATATTCCCTCCTGCATTGGTCAGCATCCTTACCCTTACAATTTTTGATTGCCTTCAAAAGGTCTATTTCCTCTTCTGTTAGGTATTTCTTTCTCAAGTCACTCCGCTTCATGATAGTAGAGATAGTTTTCTTAACATAAGGTTCCTTCTACTCAAAGTTAGTCACCATATGGTTTGGTGAAAAATGTGGCTTTTCCTGAAGCGAGAGTATTTGAATCGACAATTATGAAAATAATCTCAAATGAGTAGCAATGTGCTAGAGATTTCAGATTACAACATTCTCTACAGAATTTGAGCCTATTTGCGGACAAATTTCATTACCATATGGTAGCGCTTTGTATATCTACCCTACAAGAAATGCCCGAAGGCAAATCTTGTTGGGGTGCAGGCCAAGAACGATTAGGCTCAGACCTCAGCCTCCTCGACTTCAGGAACAACAAGGTTTGGCGAACCATCCTTGCTTAGAGTTCCGTCCCACTGAATTGCTTCAGAGTTTTTGTCGGTGTAGTTCTTGTAGTATCCCGTAAGGCGTGTTTTCAAGTTTGCAACTTGAGCCTTAGCATAGGACTCTGCATCTGCGTAAGGTGTGTATCCTGCAACACCTCTTGCACGAAGCACCTCACCATAAAGGGGGTGACTCGCAAAAAGAACAGAATGTCCTTCTGCATATACCGCACAAATCGCTTCCATAGAGTCCTGAACTGCTTGGGGGAGTGAACTTCTCTTACCAATGATAATTGGGGAGTTATCCACAGTTGCAAACATATTGGTGATGTTGTTCCAATATCGCTTACGGTATTCGGGCTTATCAGTTCCCATTTTTAAGTTCCAACGCAAAGGTGCTTCCATGTCTCCTACATCGTTATTCTTGATGTGGGATTCAATCAATTCAACCCGTGCGGTCCATTTGTCGTCATCCATTGTATAATCTGCCATACTTTTCATCTCCTGTTAAATCAATCCGATTCAATCATTCTTGACCTGCAATAGTGGAATGAATTGAAACTATTTGTATGGTTCCGAGCAAAGCCGAACCATATGGTTGGTATGAAATTAAACCTCAAATCAGGTGTTCATAAGATATGACTCGATACATCTCGCAATATCATATTTCATACCATATGGTAACACAACTTTGAGAATTATGTTACCTTATGTAAAATAATATATTCTTACTATCATGATTGATTGGAGCGAAGCAGTTGAAGATTATAAGACACAATACACAGACGAAGACGGAATTCATGAATACGTTGATTCATTGGTCCCTATTTATTACGGGGACATTACTCAAACCTTTATGGATTTACGAGGTCCGTCTATATCTTGTAAAATACATGAGGCTCATGTTGGTATGCCTGTATGGAGATTCATGCAGGAGGTCATTTATGAGGAATACATGGGTGAGTTTATGGCTCACTGGACAGGATTTGACGAAGAAGAATGAGAAACTGGGGAGTGTTTTGAATGTTTACACAGGTAAGGGAGCCTCGGCAGATATGCCAAATAGCCGAACCAAACATTCACCCTTCGGGGTCATTATTCTCAAAGTTAAGACCATATGGTAACGGAAAAAACAGATAAACTGCAAATTGATTTTTCTTAAAGTTAAGTTTTCACTGCCGCCCTTTTCATAGCCCCATTTATATACTTTCCAAGAAGGCCGCTACCGAGAATGATTCAACATTCATTCTTAGATTATCTCGCATGGAGATTGACCTCTTCAGTGCGACTAATACCTAACCTCAATATATCAACGCAGTATAACAGGGTAGTCAATCTTACCACCCATTTTCGTATGGGTTTTATTGGGTTACATTCAATTGGTATATACAGTATAATATATTGTATAGGTATCAGGTATTTAGTAAATAATATTTGATTTGATAATATCGGATTTCCTTTATTTTGCAATTATTGTAGTGAACTACAAAATCAAAAATGCGGGAAAAACGGTGGACGAGAAAGGAAAAGTAAGTATTATTGTAATATTGTAATTATTGTAATAATATAATATATATTACACACACTTTCTTTCTCTCTCTTTCTTTCCCTATGGGAAGGGTTACAAAATCTACAATATTACAATATTCAAGAAAATGGCTCGCAGTGTCGTGTTTGTAGTTTTTACAAATATTACATAATGCGTAAATATTCTACAATAATGAAAGAAGTAAGTATTCCTGCTATGTAGGTGGAATATTGTAATTAATGTGAAACTACTGGCAATGAAATAGGTGATACTATGACTAGTGAAAAGAAGATTAAAGATACAATCAAGATGATAGAGAAGTTACTTCTATCCAAGAATAAGCAATACGGAAATTCTGCATTGAAGCCATTAGGCATATTTGCGAATGGTTCAGCAGAAGAATTGATTCGTGTTAGAATAGATGATAAGTTGAATAGATTACTTCAAGGAGATGAATCTATAGAAACTGATACAGATGTAATATTAGACCTAATCGGTTATCTTGTATTACTTCTAATATCTATGGAAGAATAAAATTTGAATGAGTCCCACCACCATCTATAGAGTGAGTAACCAAAGCGTATTTTCGTTGAAGGGTTAAACTGAATACGGCGTTAGTAGATAAAACAACGTAGATGGGTCCAAAACTATTGTTTGAGAATAGATAATCTAGAATGCACTCAAAACCTTTTGGTTGACCAATCGGACCTCTGCATGAAGGGCGGGACCTCATTCTATAGAGGAGATGAAAATTATGAATATATTTGTTTTAGACGAAAATCCAAAAACATCAGCAAGAATGATGATAGACAAACATGTGGTAAAAATGCCTACAGAAAGTATGCAAATGATTTCCACAATTACTAATCACTTAGGATTCGATTCACCATACAAACCTGTTATGTTGAATCATCCTTCTACTATTTGGGCGAGAGAATCCCAAGATAACTTTCAATGGTTGTTAGACCATTGCGAAGCATTGTGCGAAGAGTTCAATCTTCGATACGATAATACGCATAGTGTTGAATTAACATTGAGAGATAATTATGATACGTTCATGAAAGTAAAGAGTCACTTACCTAATATTGGTTTGACTCCATTTGCAATAGCAATTAGTCCTAACATGAACTGTAGAAAACTTCCAAACTTTGAGGCTTTAAATACAGTCGAGAAATACCAACAGTATTACTTAGAAGACAAGTGGAAGTTTGCGAGTTGGAAATTGGGCAAACCATCATGGTGGCCTGACGACCATATACAAACAAAAAACCAAGAATGGAATGATTGGTTAGAATCAGAAAATGAAAGAATAAGGAGAGTTAATAATGAGTTCACACATTAATGGAAAAGTTTTGAAATTTAAGAAACAATTAGAGCAAGAAGGATTTTGCATAGACATACGAGATAACTGTTGGCGGATTTACAAGATAGGACAACCGTTCTATGCTTTTCATCCTGCCGAAAAAGGAATCCAACCGTGTATGCGGTGGATTAAGGCAACATACAAAATTGACCTTAACCCAAGGCAACAAAAATCCAAAAAGAAAATGAATCAGAAGGAAATAATGCAAATGAACCATGAGAAGATTCAGTCACTAGAACAACGACTGAAACTATCCAATGATAGGTTTACTGAATTAGTAGCATTCCTTCAAAGAAGACACCAAGATGTGTTTGAAGAATTTATGGAGAGATACGAATGAATAGAGAAATTGATACAAGCGAATTCCAAAAGAAAATCAATCAAGCAGTTGGCCGTGTGGCCAAGAGAATTACCAAGATGGTAATTCATTACGATGATGATTCTACTATTATTTTGGAAGACGGAGGGAGAGTTGGTAGAACAGGAAACTGGGATACTCACTGTTCGATATGTGGTGAAAAAAGTGAATCATATGTGTGTTCTCCTGAATGCGAAGAAGAAGCATTTGAAATTCTATCTCAAATCAGAGAAGAAGAATACCAAAACGAATTACTTTATGATAAAATGAGGGATAACCTATGAAAGAGAAATACTTTAACAATATAGAAATGGAACTTAATTCAATGATTAAGAGATTGGCTGAAAACATGGTTGAAGCCGTAAACGAAAATGAGTGGGAAGCAGTTCTGCTTTCTGCGGGAGCAATTATGGATTGTGTTAAATCAGTTCATCCAACTGCTTCAGGAAACTTACATCGAATAATGAGTGGTAAGTTCAATGGCGATAAGCCAGTGGAGAATAACAATTTATTCGGTTAACCATACAATTGGGCGTATGGTGTAATGGATAGCATTTTGGCCTTCTAAGCCGAAGATAGGGGTTCGATTCCTCTTACGCCCGTATGGTAATAATAAAGAGATGATAATATGGAAAGACAAATAGAATTTAGATTAATAGAAGAAGAAGATATGCCTCCGATTGTAATTACAATTGGAGAAAACTTAGAACCAAAGGTTGTCCTCAATGCCCACCATAGAATATGGATGGGATGGAAAAGGAAAATGATTGGCGGAGTAGCAAAGAGCCTCTATGATAAAATAGATGAGTTACTAGATAGTTACTTAGCAGACCAATACCAATTACAGGAGATGGATACATGGGAAGAATGAAAGAAATAGCAATGTTACTTGAAGAAGGTAATAGTGTATATGAAGTCGCTAGAATCATGAAAATAGATGTAGAGGTAATCAAAGCACTAATCAGTAGGTCAAAGAACCCTTGGCCTGATAAGGAGGAAGATTAATGTCCTACAATGAAGGAAAAATATGGGATTCTAAAAGAGGTTGGGTTACTCCCCATCGAGGAATAACCATCCGTAGAATTAAACCAGTAAATCCAGTAACAGTTCAGGATTATGATGATTATCTTAATGCCCCTGATAATCCCGATTATACTTTATGGAGCAAAGAATTAGATAAAATAGGATATACTGAAAAAAACTGTCCTCTCGCAAGAGAAGAAAGGTTTGAGAAAAAACTAGAGAGATTTGAAAAAATAAACAATTGGCTCAACCGACTACCATTCGTTAGAGTGATAGTATTAGATAAAGAGAATACTTCAAAGAACCCATTCACAAGGAGAGATTAAAATGAAGTATATTTTAACAGATTGGCATGGAACAGAACAGGGCGAAAAGCCTAGAATTTTAATATTCAAAAACAAAGATGATTTGATTGAACAATTAATGAATTTTTTAGATGACGACATTACATTAGAGGTGATTAAATGAATTACAATAACAGATTAAGAAACGAAATACTAGCAAGAGGTGGCGAATTTATTGCTACTGGAAATCTTATTCACGATATGGTGAGTAAGAAGTGGGACAACCCAACAGGAGCATTCAATGTAGCATTGAAGAATAATCTTGTTGAGATGTCCGTTGCAGATGATTGGAAAGAAGCAAGAAAGGAATGGAAGGCTACAGGAAAGGTTTGGTATATTCCCCTAGCCGATGATGCTACAGATGTTCTACCTGAACCTCATAAAAGTAGCCATCCTCATTATTGTGTTTGTGGACATCCTATCGCATGGCATTTTGAAATTGAGAATACCGAGAATGGAAGATTAGAAGTTGTTGGTAGTGAACATATTGGCTTTTGGATGATTGTTAGACATCTAGTAGAAAACCTAGAGATGGACCCCGAAGAAGTTACTCAAGAGAGAGTAAAGGAGTGGGTCAAAGAAGCAATCAAATCCATGAAAGCGGAATGGTGGTGGAGTCAATACGGAGAAGAGTTTGAAGAATGGTTTTCAGCCATTAGAGAACAGGACTTGATTCTTAATACAAGACAAGGACCTCAATATTATGATAATGATACTGCTAGAAATGAACACAAGAGATTGATTCGTAAGAAGGGAGTAGGAACAAGAGGAACAAATGAGTTCCAAATGCCTTCTATTGTTTGGAGATGGAACCATCCTGATAACGATAAGACGGCACAAATCAATACTACTGGTTATCCTAATCGTGACCTTTGGAATGACCTTCAAATGTTCTACTTCAATCTTGATAAGCATAATGCTAAGATTGAGGAAATGAATCGAGAAAGGCAAGAAAGAATCGAAGAAATTGCCGAACAAAGAAGAGTCATGGAAGAAGAAAGAAGAGAAAGAAATAGGCTTCACGAAGAAAGAATGCAGAGACAAGCAGAGAGAAGGAGACAGGAACAAATTGAACATCAAAGGCTTCTTGATACTGCCTTTGAAAGAACATGTTCCGAGTGGGGCATTGTCCAATTTACTGCTGAAAGCGGGAGAGATGCTTGGGAACAAGATTTCCTTTTGAAGATGATTAAGAGAATTAATTCCTTGGATTATATTTCAGAGAAACAAAAGCAGAGAGTTATCAAGATTATCAATCGAGAAGATGAACCTGCTACCGAAAAGCAGTTGTCTTACATTCGTGCTTTGGGTGGAGAACCTAACCCTAATCTAACCAAAATAAAGGCAAGTAAAATGATTGACGAATTGAAAAATCCTCCTGAAGTAGTAATTACTGATGAGGAGGAGGAATAAAGTCAAATCACTGGCTTAAACTCTAAACAATAAAGAGGTGATAAAATGTTAAAGAAACAATTAGAACAAAGAATACTAGAATTAGAAGAAGAAAATAATGGAATTAAAATGGTAGCCGAAAGGCTCCATGAACAGAATGAAACCTTACAAATGTATGTGAACCAATTGAGAGGTAAACTACAAGAAGTAAGTAGCAACATGATTGCATACGAGAGTAGTATGTTGGTCATGACGAGTCGGCTCAAGGAATTGGGCGGCTTAATAAGTGAACAGAACGTAGAAAAAAATAGGAGCGAATAATTATGAAACTAAGAATTTTGAATGAAACGGGACACACCGAAATGTCGGTGGCGGCTAGTGAGATTGTAGACCACATTAACGAACATGCAACCCATTGGGTTTTCGTTGATGGGGAAATGATTAGCAGAAGCGACATCAACGCAGTTAATTGGGATGATGTCTCTGACGTTGAACTAGTTCCCGCTATCGTTGGCGGAACCTGTTAAACAGGAATAACATTCCATAGTGGATTACGGTTCCTAGGCAGGAATGCTTAGGGTAATTGATGTAAGAACGAAAGTGGTTTCACCTTTGTTGGTGTTGAAAACGGGGAGTCGCATTTCCGTTATTGTTCTAACATCCCCGTAATCTGCTAGACATTTGAGATTGTTATTTTACAATCTCTACAAAACTAAAAGTTGAAACTTTTTTCAACAAAATTAGGGGCATAGTCGTAGTCCCTCGCTATTTGGCCATTAAGGTTCATATAGTGTAAATTCATGACGAAGAATACCCATATTCAGTTGTTTGAAATGGGTAATTAAAGAGGTTGTAACCATGAATAAAGCCAGTGAAATAATGAGTGAAATTACAGTGCATATGAAATACGCTAGGTATCTTTCTACATTAAACAGGAGAGAAACTTGGGATGAGTTAGTATCTAGAAACTACAATATGCATCTTGAAAAGATAAACAATTTAGATACTGACGATACTGATAAAAAGGCATTGAAAGGATTGTTACATGATTCGTATGAATATGTCTTTGCTAAGAAGGTATTACCATCAATGAGAAGTTTACAGTTTGCGGGTAAACCTATTGCTCTTAGC